CCACCTGCGGAACGTCTGCAGCTATGCGGATCTAATCCCGGCATATTGGGAAGATGTCAACCGGGCTTTCCTGAAGTCTTACGGCATCGCTTAAAATCATTGTCTGCTATCCGGATCCAGTCCGGCGAGGGTTCGCGACCTGTAGCAGGCGTTTCCTCTGTTGTACCTTGCCACGCCCGGCAAACGTGGAAACCATACCGGAACAGAGATAGCAAAGCGGCTAGGATGTCAAGAAAGCGAAGGCAGCCGCAAAACTTCGCAACGATTTTATAGCAGCCCCAAGAGCATATACAGCAAATAAACGGCCTTACAGCCGTTCCGAGAGCCGCGAGCGGTAAATAACAGCGGCGATCCTATAAGCCACGGGGCAGGACGCGGGCGGAAGAAGGCCACACTATACAAAGCAACCAGAAAACCATAGCAAAACAGAAAGAAAGTGATAAAAATGTTTACAGCTGACATTATAAGCCAGAAAACAAGGGCGGTGTATATTGCCTCCCCAGTATCTATGATCTTGTTAATTCTTCAATACATTTGTACGGCGGGTCTTGCCTCTGCTCACACGCTTCTTTTGCTTGCGCTGCCTGTATTCAGTCTTTATGATTGTTATGTTTCCGCGCTTTTCTTCCGTTCTAATCTTGACGGCCTCCGGGATATAGGCAGACGTTATAAGCCGGTGCTTGCTCCCCGATCTACTACCCATTTATCCACACCCCCGCATCATTTGAAACGGTTTGTCCACCACTACGCCTCCGGATCTGCTGCCCGTATGACTCCAGGTAGACCACCGGCGCAAGGTCCCGGGGTAAATTCTGAAGCTCAGGCCCCACAACTAGCACTTGATCTGGATGTAACCGGCGAATCATTTCCCGGTATCCGATCTCAAAGCAGTGTTGCCCGTCATCCCAAAAGCAGCCGGTCGTACTTACCGCCACTGTTCCGCCCTGGCTCAGTCCATCAAAACAAAAACTAAAGCTGTCTGGGCTGCCCCATCCAACCGAAGGAATCACTTCAAAACCGTTGGCATGGAGCCACCAGCTAAGCGCCCGGCTTCTGTAGACTTGCCAAATTTTCATAGCTAGCGGCATACCGTCATAAAATGAAAAATCCGGTGCGCAAACATATCTGAAATTTTCCAAAATTCCGAAATATTTCTCTGGATTATTCCATAATCGCTCAAACCTGTGATCATCAATAAAAAAATGGCATACAGAATTTCTGGGATTTAATTCTCTTTGCGCCAAGTTAAAAGGCACCGCTTTAACTCCGGTCAAATCTGCGTTGACCGCCGAAAGCTTTGGAAAACCATATTTCCCGTCTAATTCTGCGCCATACAAATAACGCTCACGTATCACATCATTAATCGTATTGATTTCTTGATACATTTGGATATCTCCTTTCGTCAATTTCAACAACCAAAGCTGTAGGCTGTTAATCACAATTCATGCAAAGAGGTAAAAATCCAAATCATACCAATCAATTTCCTGTATTCAGCATACCATTATTCTGTGAATTAAGCAACATTAAATTGTCTAGCAAATACACCAGGTCCGTCCCATACAGGCTAATCCAGTCTGCCATACATTCTTCTTGTTCAATAGGCATATGGATTGAGTATGAAAAGCAGAACACATGGCAGAGTTCATGTGCCAAAACTTTGCGCAGAAATGCCCCTTTAAGCCGTTTATTTAGGTAAATGGTTCTGTTGTTCCAATCGGTTACTCCAACGGTTTCTGAGCCGTCTGAGCGCATCAGAAAGGCACTTCCACTGGGCACTCTACTTATAGTCCATTGTATCCCGTTGATTTGAAACATAATTTGCCCCTTTCAAAAAGAACTACCGCCTGGCAGACGATAGTTCCTATTTATCAATTTACAGTTTGGTAGCCAGCGCAGAAATCTTAGACTTAAGCATATTGCGTTCTTCCGGTGTCATATCAGACAGCAGCCCTGTGATGTCAGAAGAAATTTCTTTAAAATAATCTTCCAGGCCTCTCATTTTGGCTTCTTTGTCCTGCGGAGTATTAGCTCTATGCAGTTCTTTTGTTTCGGTGTAATTGCGCTTTGCTCTATCATAGTTGCTTTCGCTCATGGTCATACTTGGCTCAGTGTAGTACATCCGCCCGGTATTTCTGTCCATGTCCCGGTATTCCTGCATGTCTTTGTACATTTCCGGGGTCATTCTCCAATATGGTCCTTCATATCCTCTGCGATAAGTGCCTCTGCCTTTTGGAGCAAATCTTCCGTCAGAATAGCGGTAATGATCGTAATATCGTCTTTCTGGATAATCTTCATATTGTTCCAGCATTTCCATAATATCATCGTTTTCTTCTGCTTTTTTCATTGCCTCTACGATTTTAAAATCTTTATCAAAGCAAGCAATGTTCTTAGCAATTTCTGTCCAATCTTTCAAATCATCCAGATTTTGTCCTTCAAAATTCTCAATTCCGATTGATTCCGCTTTTGCCTTAACACATTCCAGGATTTTTTTTGCCCATTCATGCATACATTCCACCACCCTTTCACGCTTCTCTGGTAACTACAAGGTTAGCGTTAGCCACTTCAATAGCCTGTGTGCTGGTATTTTCAACCGCAATATTCGCACAGCAGCCTGCCGGAACATCAATATAGATTCCGGCGGACACGTTGTTATACTGTGATACTGCTGCCGGAGTGGAGCGCATCTGAGATGAAAGAACCGGTTCTCCACTGATTGCGATTGCCAGAGAAATTTCACCTGCTGTTCCACCTGTCGGGACGGCGATATTTGCGGAAAAGTTTACAAAGTATCTTGCTCTGCACTGATTGGTCAACCCACGAAGCGTGATAATGCCGGATCCTTCCCGGTGTTTAATGCAATTCCCGCCTTTAACAGCGGTGCTTGTAAAGACTACGTTCCCATTCTGCGCTACTTCCTGAGCAGCTACAGCCACAAATTCAGCCATAATATTTACCTCCATAAATGATAAGGGCAGACTGTTAAGCCTGCCCTGTGTAATTCTGCTATGCAGACATAACCTGTTTGGTTAAGTTACGATTATTCCGTTGTAACCGTATGTGATTCCATACGGTTTAGCAACCGCAGCCTGTATTGCAGCCACAGCCATATGCATAAGCGTTCGGATTCGGAACAACGTATGCCGGAACTGCTGCCGGATTAACCGCGTTGATAATCTGCTGTGTCTGATTAGCCATCTGAGTTGTGAGCAATGCGCTCTGACGATCCTGAGAAGCTGCCCGACGAAGATCGTTGTTTTCTGCTTGCAGAGAAGAAATCTTCTCATTGCACAGATAATCAAGAATAGCACGGGTTCCAGCATTCTGGCTATCAATAATATCTCTGGTATTGTTGTTCATTGTATTCTGCAATGCGCAGGTATTCTGTGCCATGTTGTAGTTTACGCCCTGGATTGCTTCCCGGGTTTCGCAGCAACATGAAGCATTTTGAGCTGCCATATTAGCAAGTGTAGACTGAATAGCATTTGTATTCTGCATTCCCGCTACTGTATCAGCGTTGATAGCCTGCTGAATGCCATAGCCTGTCTGAAGTATATTGGTATTAATACCATTAAATCCAGTCAGCATGCCATTGTTTACAGCATAGAAGCCATCACATAATCCATTAGAAATTCCGTCAAGTTTGCTGATAACCGCCTGATTATCAAAACCACGCTGGATCGCAGAATCCGTATAATAGCTAGAGTTGGAACCGTTTCCTCCCCAGCCTCCATTGCCCCATCCTCCGAATACGAAAAACAGAACAAACAGGATGATCCACCATCCATTGCCATCTCCAAAGCCATCTCCTCCGTTGCCATAAGCAGGAGTTACCGGCATTGTAAAAGGTGTGTTTGAATTAAACATGATTTTACCTCCTGAAATTGATATATACTTAATTCTTGCAAGAAATTAGTATCTTTTTTATAAAACTTGTTGTATAATATTTGTGTACGGATAGGGTAGCTCCCGAAAGCTGTTTGTCCTAACAGTTTCCGTACATCAAACTTGTATAGGACATTTACACTGAAAGGACAGGTGTTATTTTTATGCTCAAATACAAAATTGAAGACTATATTGGCAAAAAATATGGTCACCTAAAAGTTTTAGGAAAAGCTATTGAGTCAAATGTTCCTAATTGTTTTTTGTTTCTATGTGACTGCGGAAGAGAAATCTCTCTCGCTCCTGACCTAGTTATAAAAGGATATCAGAAATCCTGCGGAAAATGTTTGTTTTCTAACGAGTCTCCCGCAAGAATAAAGCCGGAAGATTACATCGGAAAAAGAAATAATCTTTTAACTGTTGTTTCCACACACAAAGAGCCAAAGGGAAGAACAAAGCTAATTTGTCTATGCGATTGTGGTAAAACTACAGAAGTTTTACCATATCAATTCAAAAAAGGATCTATAAAAAGTTGCGGTTGCTTGCTCAAAAACAGTCCAAACTACTTGGACGGGAGAAGCGCCAACGAACTTTATGGACTTTGGAAAAACATGCTTGGAAGATGCGAAAATCCAAATCACCCAAAATTTTACCGGTATGGCGCTAGAGGAATCAAAGTGTGCAATGAATGGCATAATTTTTGGAGTTTTGTTTCGTGGTCTATTTCTGTCGGAGGAAGACCAAATGGCTTTTCCTTAGACCGAATAAACAATGATAAAAATTACTGTCCAGAAAATTGCAGATGGGCTGATTCCAAACTTCAATCTACAAACAAGTCAACAAACAGAATCATTGAACATAACGGAGTTTCAAAGACTCTTCATGAATGGGCCGCAGAAATCGGAATAAGCGATCAATCTTTATCCAAACGCCTGCAAAAAAAATGGCCACTAGAAAAAGTTTTTGCTCCAAAGTCCAAATAGCTATTTTATGGGGAATTGGTTTTTAAATTCAGCAAATGCTTTATCAAAATCAATTCCCTTTTCTTTTGCAATGTTCCTTCCAAATTTCTCTATGCCTTGTATATCTCCTCTTTGAGCCATATTCATTATATTTCTTACCATTGGATTGCTCATGATCTGGTTGTTTCCCATAATATTTTGCATAAACTGCTGTGGATTTTGAAACATCTGCATTAAATTCATCGGATTCATTCAGCATCCTCCTTTTTAGTCATAGAACTACGGCTTTTAGCCATAGGTTTAGTCATAGACTGCTCTAATCGGTCAATCTTTTCGGAAAGTTCATTGAAATGTCTTTCAAATACCTCTGTGACGTTCTGTGCGAGTCCAGAAGCCATTTTATCTGTGTCAGCCTGTACTTCTTTGGTCGTATTTGGTTGAACCGGTTTATAGGTCAATGTGCGTATTGTTCCATCAGCACACCAACTTTTAACATAGATTTCTGATAAGTCCTGTTTTGGGAAGAAAGCTGCTGATCCATCCATAGGCACACAATCAGCTGTCACGTTTTCAATTGCCTGCACGACCATTCCGTTAAGTCCCCTTGGCATCTGTTGCACCGGCGGATTTTGTTGCTGAACCTGTTGCACTGGAACTTCCGGTTGCTGAAATCTCGGCTGCATATACGGAAGATAAGAATTTACACCGTATTGCTGCTGTCCATATGGTATCTGAGGATACATATTATTCTGATACGGAACTGGCATCTTCTTTTACCTCCTCTAAAACTTCCTCTATTGCATGAATTACGGCAGACTGAGTTTGCAAATCAAGTCTCTGCAATTCTTCTCTGGCAAAAATCTTTTCTAAAACTTCATCAGAAAACATACCTCATCCTCCTTCCACTTAAATTTTCGCATAAAAAAAGACGGTTAAACCGTCAAATTATCGCAAATTATCAGTATATTATTAGTAAAACAGAATAAAAACCTATCCATTTATGAATTTCAACTTTCTATATTTCGGTCCAGCGATACTTAGAAAGTTGAAGTATATTACAAAGTAACAAAACGAATCGTAATTTCGTCCTTGTCAACCACTATATCTTCAACGCATTGCTTCAATATTTTGTTTTTTTCTTTCAATGTCAAGCTGTCCCAAACATCTGACATATGCCTGATTTCTGCTATTTTTGTTGGATCACACCTCTTTTCTGTTTTTGCATCATCGAGTTTCTTTTTTAATTTCTTGATATTTTCTTCCTCTGCTTTTATCACATCAAGTAGATTTTCGCTAGGGTTATCTGCATATAAGCCGTACAACCGCCTAACTTTTGTATCAGATTTTTTTAACGATTCCACTAAAATTTCAGTGCTATCTTGATGGCTTTCAGTATACTCATTAATATTAATGGCAAAATTTTTAAAACATTCTTCCACTTCTGCTTCGATTTTATAAGCATCTACTGGATGATTTTTGCAACAATCTGACTTTCGCATATATGCTTTTGAACTTTGATAATGTGAATAGCACACCAACTTCATTGTTTTTGCAGTCCATTTCTGGTATCTCATTCTTGCGCCGCAGTAACCACAATGGCACAAACCTGTCAGTAAATGTCCGCTACTCAAATAAGCATTGGTATGTCTTTTTTTCATTTCGTCTTGGACTTTCCAAAATACCTTTTCATCAATAATTGGTTCATGTCTGCCTTTATATACCTTGCCTTTATATTCAATTAAACCAATATTTGATTTTCGTTTTAAAATCCCCTTAACTATTGGTTCACCTTTAAATCCAAGAATCTTTGAAATGTTTTCGCAAGAAAATCCATTTAGATACAGATCATATACTTTTCGCACCACAGACGCTTGTTGCTCATTAATGTGTAATATGCCATCATTGCGATCATAATAATATCCCCATGGGGTTCTGCCACCACCCATCCAATATCCTTTTTTTACGCGTTCTAACATCCCGGCGGACATTCTCATTCGAATAACTTCACGTTCATACTGGTTCATGGCCGCATTCATTGTCAACATCATCCTGTCCATTGGATTTTCTGTCCGTAGTTCTTCAGTCATAGAAATAACCTTAACTCCATATCCAGGAAGAATTTTGTAAAACAAGTTCAGCGTATCAATAACATCTCGGCTCATGCGATCAAGCTTGTAGATGTACACTGTATCAATGATTCCGCTTTTTGCGTGGTTCAAAAGTTCTTGAATCTCTGGTCTGTCAAGTTTGCTTCCACTATACCCCCCATCTATGTACCATTTGTCAATAGTAATACCATGTTTTTCACAGTAATCCATTATTTTTTGTTTCTGCATATCCAAGCCGTACTTTTCAGTCTGTGTTTCTGTTGATACTCTCAAATATGCCACCTGCAATTTGCTCATAGGCCATCCTCCTAAAAGAAAATGGCTAGGTTTTTATTCTAGCCATAGTCTACAACATCACTTTGTCTTAGTCAATTTCTCAGCAAGTATTTTTTTTACACTTTCTATTTTAATTTCATTATTTTTCAGATCTTCCTTTGTAACACGCTGTCCATTAACATAAATTGTAGTCATGTTTTCAAACACCTCCAAAAAATCAATTATTTTTCTGAAAACAATTTTCTTCTTTTTGGTTATGCTGGAAAGCGACAAATTCAACTTTTCTGCCATTTGAATATCACTAGCACCAGCACTTGCCATTTTTAATAATATGATTTCAGTTTGCGAAAAATTACAGTTATCCAATAAAAAATCAACTTCTGGCTTACTCAGTTTATTAAACCCTAACCGCATAAGCCCTCCCATTTAATTTCTAAAAATTAATTGATTACTTTCTTTCCACGATTTATTCTGAGGAAATTTTTCTGGATGTGTTCTTCTTAGTTCTATAGCATCATCATGACATTTTTGTATGCATACAGTACACACTTTTTTCCTGGATCCATCTTCAAGCGGTGATCCGCAGTATCGACAAAGATGATTTTTTTCTTTATATTCCATTTTAGGTATGACATTCGGAGGAAGTCTGTGCTTTTCCGCATCTTTTTCTAGGCACAGCTTGCATTTCTTTCTTCCGGGAGCAGCCTTGCGTTTTCCGCATCTTGTACAAATACCTCGTTCGCTTCTTTCTCTGTATACACTGCGGCCATAATTTCTCATAGCTGCTTTCTGTTCATCTGTTAAAGGATCCTTGCTTTTCTGCTTCCATTCATATTGTTTCTGTCTGCAAGCAATGCATATTTTTTCGGTTCCGAAAAGCCGTTCTTTGCCACATTCCGGGCAAATATGGTGTGACCTCCAAAATGCCCTACTTTCTCTTGTATATTCATTGCGCTTTTCCAAACATGCTTTGCAATAATATCCTTGTCTATCTTTTTCTTTACCGCACTTAGGGCATTTTCCATCGTTTATCCTTCGGCGGCGTGTATATTCAATCCTTGTCTTCTTTTGAGTTATTGCCATAGTTTATGGAGTAAAGTGCACTTTGTTGTCCGGACAAACCTCTTTACCTCCAATTCACATTATCTCAAGCCAAGTGCTTTTAATTTCTCCATGGCATTATCAGGAATGCCATGCAACCTTACAGAAGCTTTATTTTTCTGTTTTTCCTCTTCTCTCGTATTTTCTATCAATTTGGTATCCGAAGCCTCTAACCTTCCTGCCAATGCGTTCTGGTTAAGATTTTCAACTAATTCCCTAATTTTTTCAGGAAGTTTATTAAGTTCCTTTCTTCTATCCATAACCACACGATATGACCTCATAAAATTGCTACTGGCAACACTCTCATTAAAAGTTTCGTCCATAGCCCATATTTTGAGTTGTTCTGGCCTGCCAACTGCCTTTTGAACCGATGCGGGAAGTTTTTGAAATTCTTCACCACTGTTGTATGTGCTATTTCTCAATGCCTTGCTTACTAAAGTCCAGGCTTCCAGCTCATTCATTTCTTGTGGAGAAGTTAACAGCATGATTTTTTCCATAATCTGTCCTGGAGAAGGCGCAAAGCCGCTGGAATTTGTACGCATGTATATAGCAAACGCCCGTTGAACTGTATCCCATTCGCAATCACTTAATGCCATTCTCCAGGCATTAACTGCTGCTGTCTTATCTGGAGGATTAAAGTTCGGATAAGTTGCCTGTATCATTGCAAGCAAGTTCTGAGTTTCTTCTCTTGTCATTATGACTGCCTCCATTCATCTATAAGATTTCTATCTGTATGGGTTTCAGGCTGCTTCCGTGTTCTCTCCCATGTCCTAACAGCAGCTTTCCAGTCTTTCATCTTGTTTTTGCCTATCATCCAGCCTTTAGAACTGTAAAAATTTACAAAAGATTGAGCATCAATTCCATTTTGCCTTTGCTCACAGTAAGCCTGGACCTCATCCGCTGTTGGTGGAATAAAAATCTGTCTTTTTGGTTCAGGCTTTTTCTCTGCGTTAGGTGGTTCATCTGGTGGTTCGTTAGGTGGTTCACTCAGATTTTCGGTAACCTGAAATTTATTGTAATTTACTACGTTTATCAGCGTTCCTCTGTTGGTTCGCTCCGTGGTCACCATTTGTTCATCCTCCAACAGTTTAAGGAATCGTTTAACTTTATTTCTGGACCATGACCAACGGGCACTTAGCTTCTCTATGCTGAACATATAGGAGCCTTTTGGAACTATGGTAGTCTTGCCGTCTATCAACATTTTTACATCCTTATGAGAAGCTGAAAGCAATATATCTATCCAAGCTGATCTTCTATCAAACGCCTCCCTACTGTTCCAAATAGAACAGTCAAATATTTGTCTATGTAGCTTTATCCAGCCTTTTTCCATAATCCCACTCCAGTATCATTCAATCGTTGTAAATTGTTTCAATAAGCAGTCTTCGCAAAGTTCCCTATCTTCATATTCATAAAGACGATCCACCTCTGACTTGCACTTATCACAAATTAATGTTTTTTCATGCCGCTTCGGGCAGCTATCTCCCAAACAAGGATATCCAGGAGTAGCGCACCCACAGCAATTATTTACTTCTCGAACCATTCTATCTCCTATAATCCGAATCCGGGCACAACTCAGTATATGCATATGGTGGCATATTGGCCGACCAGGTATTTGGTCTATCCCGAAGCGCAGCTGCATCACTAGCTGCTTGCACAGCTTTGAGACGTAATGCATTTGCTTTTCTCTGCGCATCCGTGTTCTTTAATCTCATGTTTTTTATCCTCCGTTAATTTTCTCATCCTTTGAATAACATACTCAAACGCTGGTTTATTTCGCTTCCACATCTTTTCCCTCTTTCAATAACTCTTGGAATTTTTCATACTGCCTTTGGGATATCTTATTATTGGATTTATCAGGTCTAATAGCAATTGTGAGGTGTTTTTCTGCGATAGACGATAATTCCCTAGCCATAGCCTTTCTGCCTTGCTGTATGCCGTCCCTGTAGCCCCTAACAGGCTTAAATTCATTTATCTTTTCCTTGCCTTCACCCTGACCGCCAGCAGTCTTATTGTATCGGCACTGATACCCTTTTTTTGTGTATTCCAAAATCCAGTATTGTTCCCACTTATCCAATTCCGATACCGGATAATGAATAAAGTTCAACTTCCACCCATATTGGTTATCTTTACTGTAAAACCCTCTCTTTTTAATAGAAAGATCTATATGCTGGTATCCCACTAAATGTCCGCACATCCTTTGCAAAAGATGTTTCGCCTGGCCAATATAAAAATAAGATATACCATTTTCATCCTTGCGTGTCAGAAAGTAAATTCCACTCTCATTATCAAGATTGGAATTTATTTCTAGCAGTTTTTTTGAGTTTGCCTTCTCGATTGCCTTTGCTTTCGCAATGTTCCTGTAGTTTTGCATTGCCTAGTCTTTAATCCTTTTCATCATATTTTCTGGTAACATCTATAGGAAATCTGTAATATCCATTTGACCGTCCTGTTCAAACACCAGCATTTCATTTTTTGCTCTAGTATAGAAATTTCGGTCTATTTCAAACCCATAAGCATTTCTGCCAAGTTCTACGGCAGCTCTCAATGTTGATCCCGATCCACAGCACGGATCAATAACCAAATCTCCTGGATCAGTAAATATTTCAATTAATCGTTTTAATACCGTTACCGGTTTCTGCGCTGGATGAATTTTAGGGATATCTTTCCCGTCCTTCTCCCAGCTGAACCAGTTGAACACCATCTTCCCAGTTCCACGGATGGTCTTTCCGTTCTCGTCTCTTTGTGCGCCGTTACGAAACTTTGGGAGCCTGTCACGATAGAACACTAGGGCGTACTCCGTAGCACCTACAACACGCATATTCGCTTTAAGAACTTGTGGACTGTAATTCTTCACGAATACCAACGGTATGTAGTGGGCAAATCCATGCTTGGAAGCCGCAGTAATCAGTGTCTGCAGCTGCTCGAAAGCGCAAAATACAATCATGCATGGGCTGTCACTGCTTCGCCCTCTGACAGACTTTTTGGTATCCTCTTTCCGTAGCATCCGACTACAAAAATGGAAATACTCATACAGGTTAAAGTTAAAATCAGAATTGAACGCAGCCTTTCCAGCTAATTTGCTCTCTCCATTAGAATTATCTCCACCGTTGTACCACATGGGATTACTGCCATAAAAGTTATTACCTACGTTATATGGCACATCTGCAATTACAAGCTGTGCTCTGGGTATTCCGTATTTTTTATAATTCTGCATTGAATCACGGTAAATCTCACATTTTGCTTTCATTTTTTGTTTGGAGTAAAAACGTTTTTTGTACCGGCCGGTAAACCTCTTACTCCTTTCGATTATTCTAAGTTATTCTTTTTGGTATTTATCACACGAGCCAATTTCGCAATTTCTGCTCCTATGGGTTATAATTATATAATTGCAGCTGACTTCTTTATTGGTATTATGTGTACGGTATTTACAAGTCCGACAAATTTTACGACCTGTTTTAATCATCTGTTTTTCACTTGGCATATGTCACTTCCTAATTAAATGGTAATGAATCATCATCCAAATTCTCCGGGATATTCATAAATCCGTCTGAATCAGCCGAACCATACGGAGAAGCACCAGGATCAGCCTGCGAAGGTGTACTGTTATTCTGCTGTTTACTTTCACCAAACTCAATCTCTTCCACCACAACATCTGTGGTATGTACAGTATTCCCCTCTTTGTTCTTGTAACTTCCAGTCTGAATGCGTCCAAAGACAACGGCTTTCATCCCTTTTCGGAAATATTTTTCGATAAACTCCGCAGTATTTCTAAACGCAGTACAGTTAATAAAGTCAGCGGTCTGCTGGTCTTTATCTTTTTTTGCAAATCTTCTGTCAACAGCAAGTGAAAACTTCGCCACTGCCATTGACTGAGCGCCCTGTGTATATCTCACTTCTGGATCATGTGTAAAACGTCCTGTTAAAATTACTTTATTGATAAGTCATTCCTCCTTTTATTGCGACATCTTTCTAACATATGATGTCTAGCATGTTCCGAAAAAGTCATAAGTTTCAAGTTTTCTTTTCTATTATCATTGCGAACTCCATTTATATGATGTACTACCTCATCATCTTTCAGATGCCTACCAATAATACATTCCATTACTAAATCATGTTCCATAACATACCCGTTTTTGCTTGCCTTCGGATAATCCGGAAAATAAATACTTACATATCCATCTGACCTAATCTTTTTATGCCCTATTCCACCAATCTTTTTGCTTTCAGACATTTTCCTTCTGGATTCTTCCGAAACAGTCTTATTAGTATGTGCTTTACTTATTCGTTCTCTTGCAGATTGAGGATATTCCCAACCTTGCTGTTTTAAGTTTTTAAATACTTCTTTTGCTGTTCTTGATTTAATATCATATTTTTTCATGTAGTTATACACTGTTCCAACACCAATATGTAACTCTTTTGCAATCTCATGCATGGGTTTCTTATGAACTATATATAGTTCATACAAAGCTTCCTTAGATAAATTCGTATTAGCCCCCCTCCCTTTGTCAAAACGGGCATTCGCCCGGATTTTTTAATTCCCAGCATTTACCTGGTTCTGCAACATCTACATTTACTCTGGGAACCACTGCTTTCATCTTCTCGAGAAATTTAGCAGCATCTGCATTTTCGTTTGATAAATGGCACATAATCACATTTTGTAACTGATCTGATGCATTAGCTTTCACAAAATCACAAGCTGTATCAATGCTCATGTGTCCACGGACAACATGGTTCGTTTTTGCACCGTCACCAGGCAACAATTGCGGATCGTAATTGACACCAAGCAGAATGTGATTTACATTCTTGAACCGCCACTTAATCAATTCTGTGTCAGTTACATAAATCATTGTTCCCATCTCCGGGTGCTGAATCCAAAAGCCGTAACACTGGCATTCAGAGCCATCACCGTTCGTGTGCATCCATTTGTCAGTTAAGTCAGTTAAGTCAAATGCCCTCACTTTCCACGGAGCTTTGAATTTCACGTCACTATCATTCCTGTATGGTGCAAATATTTGTACCCCAATACTTTCTAGGACACTTATTGCTTTATTGTGATCTTTATGTTCGTGGGTGACTATACATCCAAAAACATGTCTTAAATCCCAATTCAAGCCTTTTTTAATTTCTGCTATTCGCAAACCAGCATCTAATATAAGTGTTTCTTCAGTATTTGTTGTTAAAAGATAACAATTCCCAGAAGATCCAGTCCCAATAACTTTCAACCTCATACTACGCGGCTTTACCGGTATTCTTCCGGTCTTTTCTTTCCAGGTACAGCTTTACCAGTGTGTAGATCTGACGAAGAAATAGGCTGTCTTCTATGTGGATTATATTCTGGATGATGTACTGCTTTACATGTTTGTTATTCATAGGCTACCTCCTTTAAATTTCAGTTTTGCTTACCATTCATGCTGCTCTGCCTTAATTTCAAACTTCAATTCGTCTTCTTTAATATCAAGAGCTTTTTTCATATTGCATCTACTGGTTCCCCCTACATATGGGACAAATAAACTTCTAATTATTTCGCTTGTGTACAATTGGATATAAGGTGTTTCCCCGTCAATCTTCGTATCAACTTCCAGATAGTCCAAAATCTCATTGACCTGCTGCACCACATCTTCAATGAGATTTAATGCGCCCTTATAGATATCAACGTAGCCATTAATCCTGATAGAATGCTGTCCTTCATCAATAATCCAGGCACCACAATCTGGGCATTTTCCATCAATAGGTTGTAATGCTTCGTACACCGTTTTGATCTTTGCATTTTCCTTGATTTCGCAATATGGGCAATGTAAACTCATGCTTTAATCCTCCAAATTTAAATTTTCATCTTCTAGGGATTTATTATATGGTGTCATTTAACGCCTTCTGCACTCATGAAATTTCTCATTTATTAACCTGCATCAAAAATCACTTCTGGTACAGGCAATTGGTTATCTAATTTTTTCCAAAGTCCTCCTGTTTTCTTATATTCTCTATCAATATCAAAAGTTGGTCTAAAATCGCCATCACCATCAGAATAAAATGCAACTACAGATGAGTGACCTAATTTTCCGCAACTTTCCATCCAATGTAACATTGAACAAAACTCATTAACCCATCTTTCATTCATTGTTACTTTAATATTAAACTCAACTGTTCTATCCATTAACCTTTCTCCTAATCTTAACTTTCAGTTCTTCTATGGCTTTTTTATATTTCTGTACTATCTTATTGAAAAACTCAGCCATTGTTACAAGAGCTTTCTTCTTTGCTTCATTCATATCTTCCGTTTTCAAAGGTACGTTGCTAATATTCAATTCATAGCATGATAACAGCCATTCATTGCCATAATCTATATGTTTATGAACCCTAAACTTAATTCCATTAGCCTCATTTTCTAATACACGTATTTCTCTTTTTACGTCATTTCGACTATACGTAGTAATATCTTTATACATCTTTCCCTCCACTAAATCCTAAATTAGGATATCTCATCATCTTTCCTTCCTGCATCTAATGACTTATAACTTCTGTACAAATATCGAACAGACCACACCCTCTATTTTCAATAATGCCATCGACACCATTTTTATTAAGTTCTTCTTGCCGTTTTAAAGCTTTTCTTTCAGATGTCCATACACTGTCGATAACATAATAACTATCATCGGCAAATCCACAAGCCATAACGATGTATACTACATTCTGCATTTTTTCACTTCCTCTACATAATCTGGACACTCTACCGCATACTCGTAAGCATCTATATAGTCACACTGAAACCCGCAAGTATCATTTGAAGGGCACTCTAGGCAACAGTACTGTGATCCGAATGTACATTCCCTTTTACACATACTGTTCCTCACTTCATAAAATCCGGCATTGCCTGCTGGCCGTCTGGTTCGGTTACTGTTTCCGGTTCTTCTGGTTCAAAATCAACCATATTGGCATTGGCTGCAATTTCTTTTTGAGCCTGCATCTGCATTTCTTCCACTGGATATTCCTTAAAGTCGTTGTCCTGCATTTCCTCTTTTGTATACAGTCCCATAGTCAGTTCTGGGCAATTAAGGCTAGAAAAGAAAGATGCAGCTCTGTAACGAAGCATCAGCTGTGGCATGGTTTTCCATTTACTCCCATTTTTAGAAAGCCAGCCTTCATCTTTTGCCATATCCATATCAACAGTCATACCTTCAACTCGTCTGCCGTTCTTCATTGTCCATGCCATGCAAGAAAATGGCTTTCCGTCCTTGCCCTTCGTTTCCTCAAACTGCAATTCCATGTCAAATTTTCCAGAATTGTTAATAGCTGCAATCAAGAATTTAGAACTCCATGACGGTCTTCCCTGGATAACATAAAGATTCTGCATAACCATAAGCGGACTAACCTTAAGCCGATTGGCCTGCTCTATTGCAATTAAACAGTTTGCATCATTTCTCTGAAATGTAGCCGGAACAATTGTAGAACTCGAAAGCGCTTTAGCCATTTGCATAGCCATAATGAAGTTATCTGACGTTCCAAAAATTCCAAGGCTGTAGTCTGTCACCTTGTTTCTTGCCTGAACTGCCTCTTTCTTTTCCTCTGATACTGCCATCTGTGTATCTGTCATCTATTTTTCCTCCAATAATTCTTTTACATATAAATCCATCGAATATAACATTAGCATTTTCTTGAATATCTTTTATCAATAGGCGTACTCAATGCCTTATCAATGCTCCATCCCATATGTAATCTCTTTGCTAACGAATCTCTGGAAATCCCTATAATTCTAGCCCATTCAGATATGCTTTTTTTCTTTCCGTTATACTCAATAAATTTCGCATGTCTGCTATTATTGTTTTGAACCAAACTAGTTACCCATCTACAATTTTCTGGACAATAGTTTCCATTATTATCAATTCTGTCAATAGTTAATTCTTCCGAATATCCGTTTTTCAATGCCCAATCTAAAAAATTTACAAATCCATTTTCTCCTAGCCATTGATCGCACATTCCAATTCCTCTTCCACCATAATTTTCATATTCTTTCGCATACGTTTTATAACATCTACTTTTAATATTGTTGTATATACGATATAACCTTGAGTCAGAAAATCCGTGTTTTTTATTAAATCTATTTCCCGTACCTAATCACCTCCTGCAAGGTATGTTCCGCTAATTCTTTTGCCTTAAGAATTACCTTTAAGTCGGTTTCTGCCATTTACTTATTCCTCTGATTCAAAGATTGAAGAAGAAAAGATGCAAAATGGACGAATACCGATGCCGTTACGGTAGAAGTCGTAGTAGATACAGCCAGCAGAAGAAACAACGGAAACTGCACCAGAACAACCATTGCATGGTGTACTCCATGGGCTAATTAACCACCACCATTTATTCGCGTTAGGAATATACTTCCTATATTTTCTGTACTCATCCACTGTCAGAAGCGACACTTTATCAGTGCATGATCCGTATTCTGTCTGACCGTCAAGAGAAAGAAGGTTTCTTTCAAAACCTAATACATTTCCTTCCCCTATTTCTTCTTCCAACTTTTCTAAAAACTCTTTGTTCAGATAGCTTCTCAGCTTACTTGTGGTCCAATTGTTATCATCAGAGTCAAACTTTTTATTCCCAATAGATTCTGCTAGGCACATATATCCCGTATCTGTAATATCCATAATTTTCCATGTTGTTCCGGCAAGCTGAAATTCATCTCCGATTGAAAGTCCGATCGGTAACTTATTCATATTTTTAGAATTATTACCTTTTAATGCATTTATTTCTTTCTTCAACACATCGATCTGATCCTGAAGCGCTTTCATTGTTAATGCCATGACTATTCTCCCTTCGATACAAAGATATGAGATTTCAAGATACAGAATGGACGAACACCGCTGCAGTTATTGCAGATGCCGTTGCAGAAATAGCCAGAAGAAGAAACAACGGCAATTGAGTAGTCACAACCACGCTCTCTGGTGCTCCATGGGGTGCATGTCCACCACCAGTCATTCAGATTCTTATTGACAAGAAAGCCGTTAAATTCCCTTGCCTCATCAAAGGTAATGGGTCTTACCTTGCACATGCAATTTTCAAATTCATGTTGCATATCTATTGATGTCAAGTTTGCAGTATGCTCAATCAGATTTTCTGCGCCCACAGCCTTTTCAATAATGGGCTGGATATCAGCTTCAATCATCTTCTTTATGTTAGATTTGTTGTAATCTTTTGTATTTCTGTCAAACATAACATTTTCTGCCATAAAGCCTTTTGAAATAACTTTTGTTGTCTGACTAGAATCATCTTGACACAGCACGATAAAATCATACTTATCGATCTTAAATGTTTCCCCTGGCTTTAGTTCTGACAGCCTTACTTTGTTCTTTTTCTCTGCTTCTTCCAGCTGTTTAACCAGCTCTCTCGCCATATCTAATGCTTTGCTCATTTTCGTTCTCCTCCTTCACTAAATCGCATTGAATGTCTGGATTGCAAACAGCTCATTTACGGTCTTTTTAAATACTTCACCGTCAACCTTCACGCTGTACATAAATCCGTCATTTTCAAGGGTTACTCTGCACTGCCTTTTCCCTGTCCAAATTTTCTTTTCTTTTTCGATAACCAGCATTTTTATCCCTCCACTTTTAATTTTTCATTATCGTTTACAACTAGCATAATCAACTGACCGATAACCATGTCAGAAACCTTTTTCTGGTTTTCAGAGTCCAGTGATTCACAGTCATCCACCCAGATAGGAACTGATATTCCGGCAATATCCTGTACGCTCTGGCAAATATCAACTCTACCCAGGATCCGGTTTCCCTTGTTGCTGATCGTTGTAAGAATAGATTTACCATCAACCATAGGAATACAGGTTGACTTATAATTTCCATTCTTTGCAGTTTCAAATAACTGCCACTGGACTAATTTGAATTTCTGGTTAATCTGGTTTGAAAACTCCTCATTCTTAGCTTTTTCTAATTCAGTAAGCAGATAGAGGACTTTTTCTGCATCTGCCTGCTGCTGCACCATGTCAGTTCTCTGCTGTTTCAACTCTGCCAGACGTTTTTCTTCGATTTCCGTATTTGACATGAGGATTTTTGATTCGCAATCAGAAAGTTCTTCTCTTAGCTCCTGTTCATCTTCCTTAAGTACCTTTCGGTACTCAGAAATATTTTCCATACTCTTAAGAGCATTTTCTTTTTCGGTAATCTGCTGATTAATTTCCTGGTATTCACTTGTATCAGATATATCAAGCTTTTTCGGAAGTTTTGAAAGCTTATCTTCTAATTCTTTAATCTCGGAAAAAACTGCATTATACTCAGCTTTTCGCTCTTTCATATCTAACCGAAACTGGTCTAAATCTTTTGTTTTCCTATCCAACTGGTCTTTGGTATTGTTTCCGTCTGTTGTGATTGAAGCAAGCAGCTCTGCCTTTTCCTTTTCAAAATTGGTAAAAAGCTCTTCCTTCTTCTCTTCTGGATAAAGTTGCTTGCAGTACGGGCAAATGAGAGACTTTTCGTCAAACTTTCTCTCATTCTCCTCTTTCCACTCTATACGAATACCTTCCAGTTTTCCTTTTAACCGATCAATAGCATCTGTAGCCGCAGAAATTTTGGTTTCGATAGCATTTATATCTGCCTGTAATTTGTCACGCTCCAATTTCTTTTGTATGGAAATATCCAATAATTTAGACCTTTCTTCCACCAGTGACTCATTTGCTTTTCTTTCAAGCCCAGACAGTTCCATTTTCAGTTCTAAAATACCGTCAGTCAGCTCATTGTAATTCTTATAAAGTTTTTCACTTTCAAGCTGCTTTTCAGCGTTTTCTTGAATTTTCTTCTTAAGGTAATTTTTCTGAATTTCCAAATCAGATACGTCCATATCAGTCTTTGCCTTTATGTCCGCTTCCTTTTCCCTAATCTGTCCCTCTAATATAGGAAGCTCTTTTTTAATATCAGCTACTTTTTTCTTATTCATAGCTGATAATTCCTCTGCTGAATATTTTTCAAGCAGCGCTTCCAGTTCTGCCAGATCTGGATATTTATCTGCTACGGACGTATCTGGAATATCTTTTACGGTCTGGAACAAAAACTTGCGAACCTCATCTGATTTCTGATTAAGAAATGTGTTGATATTGCTCGACATCTTAAAAGCATTATCAATTTCCAAATACTCATTAAACGCCGTTTTTGTCTTCGGAACATCATTAATAAAATATTTGTTATCGTCCTTATATGAACTACCGTCTTTGCTATAAGTACGCTTCTGCACCTTGCAAACCGCAATCTTTCTTCCGTCTATATCCAGAACCATAGTTACTTCAACATCACCTTCTACCGGTGATCCGTTCACTTCACGTCTCACGACTGGATTACTTCTCATTTCGTAATCACAGTCAAACAGGCACCATGTATATGCACTTGCTATGCTGGACTTGCCCTTTCCATTTGCTCCAGAAATCACGGTCTTATCATGGAAATCAAAACCCTGTTCTTCATAGCACATGAAATTTTTAAGGTGCATGCTTAAGAGTTTAATTCTCATTCGTCTTTACCGCCTTTCTTTCAACTCCCAGAATAGCCCTCACGACTTCATCTGAGATATAACCGCAGGTTTCAAAAACTTCTTTAAGGACATTAAGCCTAGCTTGTTTATCTACTAATACTTCATACTCAGATTTAGTAAGCAGAACGATTCTGCTATTTTTATTTTCATCCATCCAACTTATCTCCTCGCTCTTTTAAATTTGTCCACGATTTTTCTCTTATTCGTGGTCTTGTTACTGAGTTTCAAATAAAACTCAGTTTCTTCTACCAGCATCCATTCCCCAGCATTTAAATGAGCTGCCGAAACAGCTTCTTTTTGCGACCGGTTTAGCTTCTTCGGCTGCTTCATTTTCTGCTTCTCCAAGCTACATAGAATAAAAAACCTAAAACCACTGCAACTTCAGTCACAAGTGTGGTTAAAACTCCGGCCCAAAATTGGTCAATATACATTGCGCATCCTCCTATCTTGTTACCAACCACAGTGCCAATGCTGCTCCAACCATCATCAGCCCTGCTACTACAATCACTGTATCCGCAACCTTCCAAAAGATTTCTTTCCAGTGTTTTTTTTCAGTCTTAATTGCCACGTAGCTTACACCAAGCGGGCAATCATGATTTTTCATCTTTGCCATTTTTCCAATACCTTTCTTGTGGTATAATCTCCTTATCATTTAACAAGGAGGTGAATTAAAATGTTTATTAAAATCAGAATTTCTTGCCCTTGCCATTGCTCATATATCGTGAATGAGAATATCAATTCCGACAAAGTTGTTTGCCCCAACTGTGGAAGTGAATATCCTTACTCCGAAAAATTAGCATCTATGCTCAGATTGGCAAAAGAGATACCTGAAGGTGAATGTCTTTCAGAACATTCCGTTCAGGTTATTTCTCTTTCGGAAGATATGAACAGCCGTCAATAACTAACTTCATATATTCCAGAAACCCTTTAGAAACCGTAGCGGTCAGATTATTTTCAGCAATTAGCATTTTTACATTCTTTTCTAATTCTGATGCTTGCTGACCGTTACATTGCCGGTAATAGGAATAATGTTTTCCTTCATACGTCTTTTCAAGTTCATCTGCTGTTAATGCATATGGAGACATATTTTTTCACCCTCTTTCTACTTCAACGCTAAAAACAAAACGGTCAATATACCTGCAATAAAACCTAATGCAGTAACAATGTTATTGTCATTCTTCATATGTATTCAATTTTTCCTTTCCTATGCTGTTTTCTCCGCATCCAGTATTTTCTTTCTGATTGTGTCAACGCCTTTCTGGTACACCATCTGGCTGTTGCCGCAGCCCTAAACAATGTTCCATACTTCAAAATCTCAACAAATAATTCACTGGCTCTCTGTAGCAAGAGATCCGATTTTATACTCTTGCCCATTTTTGAATCTGATGCTTTCAATCTCTCCAACATCATCCTGATTAACATTCAGCAGCCACAGGTCTGTTGTGATGTCAAATGCATTCAAATCAATCGTTAATGTCGGAATTCCCGCACCTTTTTGCTTCAATTCGTAACTTCTGATACCACTAATTTTATGACCGTCAATCAGAATTTCTGTGAATATTCCTTCTTGTCCATCAACCTGTCTAATTTCAATTTTTGCCATTTTTACCCTCTCTCCGCTTCTTCATCTTCCTCATTTTTCCGACTGCACTCAGCCATACTCTCAACCTTTCCAAGAATATATCCCTTGTCAAAGTCAGACATTTTAGGAATGGCATCTCTCAGCTTTTCCACAACCTGTTTTTCTTTCTCACTCATTAACTTCACCGCCTATCTACGCACAATACTTAACTTCATACTCCTGGACGATTTTGGAGTAAATCTCACGAAGTTTCTTGTCATGTTCAATTACATCAATCTTTTTGATGTCAATCTGTTTCTTAGTTCCGCCAGCGTTTTCAATTCTCTGCTTCATGTTTCTGACACGTTTACCCAAATCGGCGCCAGCCCTACGTTCAAGTTCCTTATGCATTTCAGCCTGTAACTCTGCATAACCAATATTTGCTTTGAGAGCAATCTTTACTATTTTTGCCCTGATCTCCACACGCCAGTTATCCATAATTGGTTTAACAGCTTCTTTGATATTCTCCGTAGTCTCAACAGCTTTCCGCGCTGTTTCATTCGCAAGAGCTATCTTCCGGTCGCGTTCCTTATCTTCCAGCTCTTTATTTGCAATGCTCTGCGCTAATTGCAAAATGAGTTGTGTCTGTGGAGATAAGTCCTCTGTGGCAAGTTTCCTTGCTTTAAAGTAGCCATTTACAAGCTGTCTCTGAACTGTCCACGCCAAATCGTCCGTAAACGACTTGACTAACATCAAATAACCTTGTTCTGTCAGAAGAACCACTTCATTGTTTGGATTTCCGCCTTTTGAGTTAGGTACGAAATTCGTACAGAACTCTGAATACGGTATTATAAAGTAATCTTCATCTTTTATAAAATGTTCTCTATTTACATTGAAATTTCTTTTTGCCGTTCCCTCAGGTCTTTCATGGACCATATCAATATCTTTCAATGTAATCACTCTTTGATTTCGATATTCTTTTACTGAAATATCTGAATTTCTGATACGTATTAGCTCATTCATTTTCATTCACCCTCTTTCATGGTATAATCTCCTTATCATTTAACAAGGAGGTGACAAAGATGAAATTATTGCCAGATATAGGTTATCCACAAACAGGAGAAAAAGCAGAAGCCGGTACTTATGTTTGCATGACTTGCTCTCATTCAGACACAACCGAAAATTCTACTATCAATCTTTTAAAGCCTAGCAAGCTTCCAGATTGCCCCGTTTGTGGTTGTACCTATTGGATGAAAATCTAATTCATCCTATGCAAGTGTCAGTCGTTAAGACTGGCACTTACTTTCAATATTCTCTCGACATTGCACAGTGCGTTCAGCGCCATTACTTCAATGCCAAGTCTTTCATCTGGCTTTTGTTCACGGTTTCTTACTGCTTCAATATCTTCCATAATGTAATTTGAAAGTTTTTTAATGTGTTCCTGCATATTCTCACCTCCTCGATTGACTTTGTGAGTTTAATATATCACATCGAGAGTTATAATGCAATACTAAATATTGACTTTGTGAGTTTTTTTTGATATATTTATTTTGAAAGGAGGACTCAAAAATGAAAGATCGTATAAAAGAAGTAAGAAAATCTACCGGAATGACTCAAGTTGAGTTTGGTGAAAAACTTGGAGTAAAAGGAAACACTGTTACAAATTATGAAACTGGTCAAAGAACCCCTACAGACGCAGTTATACGTTCTATTTGCAGAGAATTTCATGTAAACGAAGAATGGCTCAGATATGGAACCGGAGAAATGTTTCCACCGAAAACCAAAGACGAATTGATTTCTGATATGATAGGAGAAATTCAAAGGTCTGGTGAAGACAATTTTAAGCACAGGCTTGTATCGGCGCTTTCAAAGCTAAGTAAGTCTGATTGGGAAGCATTAGAAAGATTAATTGATTCTATTGCAAAAAAGTAAAAGAAAAGTCAAGGGACATGCGCAATCCCTTGACTTTTTTTCTTTATCCTATAAGTTTTTTTACATACGCATAAATAGTTTTTAGCCAATGTAAATTTTCACACTGAGTAATTAATGTTATAATTTTTTCCTTATAATATTCTTTCTCCTCCACTAAAAGTCCCTCCAATTCATCCAATTCACACGTCCTTGTAGCGATAATCGTATTATAGAACATATGTTCGATTATGTCAAGATAGCATCGGGGACACCGATACAAAATCAATGTCCCCAAACCAGAAGTTGATTGCCCATTTTCATTGGACATTTCTAGTATATGCTTTTAGTGGGTAAAATATTCTTACGAGCAACGAAAAACTTTTATGATTCTTCTGTTTCTTCTGCAAGTTCTCCGCAATCCAGATCAATTAAAACCTGTTTTACCTGTGGCTTAATCTTTTCTGGTACCTGTGCGTAAGTCTTTCTACCTTTGATAATAAGAGTTGCATAAATAATTGCCATATCGCTTACCTCCTTTCGTAGTATTAAGAAAAGCAATAGCCTAAGCATCTAACAAAGCCTCGACCTCTGCTCTAATCTTCTCTGGAACATCATCAATTGTTTTTTTGCCCTTGCGGATTAAGTCCGCGTATACTGTTGCCATGTAGCTTGCCATGATTAAGCCTCCTTTGTGGTTGTAGTGGTTTGGGTTGCTTCATAAAGTTCAGTCAATGCTAACTGGGTGTTAGTGACTTCATCTTCCAGTGCCAGATTAGCTTCATACTGCTCGGTAAGAGCTAACTGGGCTTCGGTGAGCTGGTTTTCCAGTTCTGTTACTCTAATCTGTAGTTTTCCAATATCTGATTCCGGCAGATAAGAAAACACTGCTTTAGGCTCATCTGGATTAGTTACGTCAATTTTTTCAAGAGCTGCTCCGTCTGGAATGTCCACGAACATTGACAACAGACCTTGTGGGGCTTGTTCTTCCCCATACACAATTGACCAGATTCTACCTGTGGCATCGTAAATTACTAATGCTTTCATTTGTTCTGTTCCTTTCTTGATTGTGATATACTGTTAATATCTTTTTACTTTTCTACAATTTTCTGCATCACCCCCATATGCCGGTAATCCACATTGGTATGTGATTGCAGGATATTATTAATAGTATCCTGTAACGTAGTAATTGTACTTCTTATTTGGGGTTGTAACTTTTACTTTAAAAGTCGTTCCGCTTCGAATTGGAGAAACCAATGTATAATTGGGCAATATTACACTTAAATTAGCCGGATCCCAAGGGCAAGAAGTAGATAAGTCATGTGGGCCATTTTCCGCCATAAACATCCAACTTTGAATATAAAAACCAAGAGATAATGTTACATAATAGTCACTGCCAGAGGTTACTTGCCCAATACGAGATACAAATTTTCTCACATTACCTGAAACTCCGAATATCGACTTCCCATAAAGTATATTATTGCCAGTTAGATTCCCATCACCTTTGATAACAATATTACCGGTCATTTTCTTACCACTACATGATACTGTCTGCTGAGCTGCCTTAGGCGTATAAGTTCCACCGCCCATCGTACCCATGGTGCCGGTCTGCTTGCTTTTGGGATTGGTGGTATAGAAAGTTTTGCCTGATAACACATCACCGGCTCCAGCATCGCCACTGAGGGTTAGTGTACCAGTTAAAGGCTCTCCATCTGCGCCAACAATTACCTTTCCAGACAAAACATCGTCCGCTGCGGCTGATACAACATCGAGGTCAATTCCACCACTGCCACCAATCATTAATACCTGTCCCATGGTCATACCCCTTTCAAGCCAATAACAATATCAACAGTTGGCAGTTTGTAAACTTTAAATGTTACACTGCCATCTGCTGTAGTTCCAGTTCCAGAAGATATAATTCCAAATGCTTTACTATATGCCTTTTGTGCATCCACAGAAGCCCCATCAGCAAGCATACTTACAATTATTGGATTATCGTCTGCCCTAAGTCCCTCAACATCTACAGTTTGGCTATATGGGGCTGTATCGCCTACCCAACCAGTAGCAGTCAGTGTAACCGGTATAATATGATTTATCTGATTGACATTTTTATTAGTCTTGTTGATATCATTTGCCCCAAAGGTATCCCCGACCTGTGAATAACTTGTAGCATCTGTAAACGATACTGTGCCATCATCATTGCTTGTTTGCGTATATTTTCGACTGTTTCCAGATGCAATGATATCGTCCATATAATTCGTTTTTAAAGTTTCCATCAGGTTCTCACTCCTTTCACATTCCCAAGTCTAAATGCTAATACTGGCAACCCAGCTTCCAGCCTGTTCAACATTTCATAGATTCTTAATGTCGCAGACTCTATCCTGTTCAACTCATTCCATTGGATAAATGCTCCATTGCTGTAAAAGGTAGATGTCATGCCTATATTCTGGGTGTAAACGTTTTTGTTGATGGTTTCCAGATTCTTCTCAAAATTATTGATTTCTTTGGCATACGGATAATCCGCATACCCTTTATCAGCTCCCATATCAATAATTCCAAAATTAGGGTAAAATTGTTCTGCTCTTTCATGCAGAAAATTCAAGTTCCCTTTTATCCGATTGTAATCACTGACATTGAATTTGTCAGAAGATTCCCAATCAGTTTTAGGTTGTATCCATGGCATTACCCCACCACCTTTCTAGCCTTTAATGTGCCGCTCCAAGCACCGCTATAATTTAGCTCGTTTTGATATGCACGTATCATTGTCTTATCCCTGTCTTTCAATTCCAGAAAGAATAAATCATTAGCATCAGTACGCGGGTCTCCATTCCATGGTATTTGATAATCGACATCGCCTAGATAATATTCCGCTAACCATTCTTCCTGGTCCTTCGCCAGCTTTTCTTCACTAATGAGCGGATTATTCCATGTCTTATTCACTCCTGTATCATTGTGCTTTTCAGTATAAGACTTTTCTGATACCACATATTCGTATCCGCTTACAGATATCTGAATAGCATCCCCGACTGTACCTGTAACTTTGATATTCGCATAATAATTGCTGCTCGATACTATTTCGACCACTGCTGTTCCTGAAGTAACAGATACTTCCAGTCCATATGCAGGATTTGTAAAATATATCGTCTTTGTCATTTCTTCACTATCAAGTGTCAATTCTTCTGATGTCAATTCAGTGATTTCCGCTTGCGACATACTGTATATATTTCGTTTAACCGTAATGGACTGAATTTTTTCTTGCCTAGTAGCTACAGGAGATCCTTTTAAATTAAAATCTCGTGACAGCGTATAATCTGTTGAGTCTCCAAATGATACTTTATCAACCGTTATCCTTGCATTAGGATATCCTTTCGAAAAAACGATTTCCATTTCATCGAATTTTTCAAGTTGTTCTTTATACTCACTATGCAGTTGTGGATTTACTATCTCAATATCTTGTACCTGTTCCTGCTGATAATAAGTGATAATATGGTATTTCTGAGGTGCTACATTACGAAAATCAATGGAAAATCCAAAACATGTGTATCCTGTTTCTAAGTCAATATTAATTTTAGGAATATCTTCAAAATCACCATTTGAATCCGCTATACTATCACTAACGTACCCTGTATCTTTTGAATACTCCGCTTCATCTTCCGGCAGAAACAAAACAGATCCGTCAACCAATGAAAAATCATTACTATATATGGCATAGCCTATACGTTGATCTTGTTTCAAAACATTCTCAACATGGCTAAATTTGGTCTCGTTGTTAGCAGCTTTAATGCCTGCCGGTAAAATATCCTCTCCTGGATACAAAAATCTACTCGGATATACAAGATCAATACCGGCACTGGCATACATGTCTGGCAAAAATGATGATTTTATCCATACCCTTCCTTGCCGGTCAACGCTTAATACGCATCTGCCTGCATTTGAGATTATCTGTAATGCCTCTGAATGTTTTACCACAGGAACAGGATTATATACCTTAACATTTTGCAAATATGGATCAACCACGTACTCATCTGTTTTCATACCGGCATCTTCCAGTACATCTAATGCCAAATCATAAAGAGAGATTCCTTCTGGTCTATACAATCCCCTGTAATATGTTTCATTCAATTTCCAGTCAAACACATCAACCATTGTGAACTTGGCTTCTGTATCAGTTGCGCTCCAAGATTTTAAAAATGCTGTAATTTCAGGAACCCATTCAATATTCCTAGTCCCATCCAGATCATATCCAAATGACACTTTCATTTGCTGTCCTTGTTCCATATAAGCAACTGCTGATTCTGGATTATCTGGATTGTAATATAGATTCTGATTATCTACAGTCAAAGTCATATCTTGGCTTGGAAGCGATTCACAAATCGTTGATACATAATCCTTATAAGTAAATGATTTCACTTGCTTATTTGAGAAAGTATTTGAAATTCCACATGTAAATTCCAAAATCCTCATTCTTCCATGCCCATTAACCATTGTCAGTGGGGTTATCCGCAAGAAAGAAATAGCATCGAATGTATCTTCTGTAACGAAATTCCGGGAAGAATTTTCATAGGCTTGTGTGCCATTATCAGATTGAACCGTAAATGAAGTTGGGTAATATTCGCCAAAATCAATTGTCAAGCCTTTTATGTCTGCCACATTGCCGTCAAAGTTAATATATACTGAGCCTTGGATTTTATCTGGAACCAAGCCATTATTGTAATAGGCATATCCGTCATCCTGCTCTGGAAGAAAATACATTGTGCCGTCAACCTTGGCAAAATTTTCTTCCAGTGTAGCGTATACCTGGCTAACTGTATTGCCTTTAAATGCTGCTGTTGTATTTGCAAAATAAGCGAAATCATTGTCTGCTTCACTTGCCACTATATTATTTTGTGCTATGGAACTAATAATACCAATCCTGGCAGTGATATAACCACGATTCCTATTAGGTTTTCGCATGGCTTTTTTATAAGCTGCACTTACAGTTTGCATTTGCTATCACTCCAGTCCTGAATCAATCAGATTAAACTTGCAGTTTTCATACTTGGTTACTATATGGCTCTCCGGATCTGCGTACAATGGTTTAGCTTCACGGTCTCCAGGATACATTGTTATGGTTATCGGCTTTCCGGTTCTATAATCTTCAAATGTTACCGGAATGTAAAAAGGTTCAACTGCTCTCAACATCATCTGCCAGACTTCCGGTTCAAGCATGGCCCATTCAAGGTTATTCAGCTTATACAGATCTCTACCCACTCGTTGACCTATGACGGCATTGTTAGCATTTCTTCCGGCATTGACAGTCGTTGTGATGAGATAACTAAACCCAGCCTTAGGACAAGGAAAGTCATATCCATTCACGTTCAGGAAAGCTGTTAGACCTGATCCAGTAACCTTTGTTGTTTGCGCCATTAGGTACACCTCCATTTATTGGCAGTAATCTTTCTGCCCCCAAAGGTAAAATCAGGGGACTTTTTCTTTTTAGATTATTACGTAAGTAATAATCTTTTTCTTTTTAATTTCTTACATTCTTATATTCTTACATTCTTTATATTCTTACATTCTTGTTTTGTGGTCCGCCTGGTAGTTCAAGTGGTGGTTCAACAGGTAGTCCGTTAGGTGGTTCAATAGGTAGTTCATCTGGTGGTTCGTTGGTTGGTTCAATATTTTTTCAAAAAGTTAGCAAACCGTTGATTTTACTAGCTTTTTCGGCTATCAATATCAGTTCGCCAGTTGGTTCACATACCCAACACTACTTGAACACCAAAGTAATCACTAAACGTACACCAAAACGATCACTCATCGATCACATTTTTAGGCATATTTTGACGGTCATAAAAGCCATTTTAAAGCTCATAATCTGGATAAACAGCTTCCCAAACATCTTTATGATAAGCATTAATCGACCCATAATTAGCGTCGAAGATCTTCTTGACTTCGTACCCCATACGTTCCCCAGCCTCTTTTAGCCTTCTCCATTTGAATGTTTTCCAAGAAACATTATTCAGTGCTGCTACTCGCTTGATAGAGTACCAATCTTTGCTTGTATCAAGCTGTGCCTGTAGCTCTGCTTCCCGATCCAGGCTTTCCAAAAGCTGTGCGATAGCGTCCCGGTAAGACATCGGCATATTCATCTTATCGTCTTTCTTCTGGAAGTAATTGTCAACTAGGCGGTCATACACTTCCCACGCCTGATCCGTGTTCAGGGACTTAGCGTGAAGAAAAGCACCTTTTTCTGTCCAAAGGTAAATTGTTTTTGCATTTTTCAGACCGTCGTGATTTTCCAGACGGTTCACAAATAGGGTCTTTTCTTCATTTTCAAGTTTTATAAAATGTTTTCCTTCTATAAAACGATCAATATTGTGGTTAAAATTGTACGAGATTGTTTTTCTGTCCGTTCCATACGCTTCCGCAATCTGCTGTGTGGTTAAAACTCTCTGGCATCTGTACTCTGTTACTTTTAATCCTTCCATCCAATTATCTCCTTCTGTATTTAAAGCAACAAAAAACGCCCACCAGACATAGATTTTCTACATCTAGTGAGCGTGATTCTTAAACTGTTTTTGCCGTCCTTACTCAGTTCGTCCTATCCTTTAAGCCTTGTTTTTCCCGCAACGGCTATTGGGCAAAGCTGATGGATTCGGCTAAATTTTACCCTTTTATTATACCTGTTTTAGGCTGGAATATCAAGGTTTCTTGCGCATTTACCTCAATCTTCTACCAAAATAAAATCTGTCAAGTTCTTCCAAGCGGTCAAGATAATCGTCTGCAGTTTTTCCAAGGTCTGTGAAGTGGTGAACTACCCATTGTCTAAAGCCAATGGGATTGCGGTAGCCCTCCTTTCAATAGCAATGACTTCACTCATTTTTCATGCCTCCCCCAAATTCAATCTTTCCATTGGAAAGGCACTTGCAGGCATAGGCAAAACCTGCAATAAATGACTTCTCTTGAACATCAAATACGCACCTGTTTATAGAACTTTCAATTTCATTGGCCAGCTTTGGATTTAAAATCTCATAAACTTTTTTCCACGCATCATCATATTCCCGTCCCCATGTATAATCTTGCGCTTCATCAGAATGAAACCACTGCTCATAAATCATCTTTGCAAATTCATCCATTACTGTTCACCGCCTTTCTGGCGGTCTGCCAGTCTATTAGTGTACGCAAGGATGCATTTCAAAAAATGCTCGTTGGTATGTTCCAGATTGTTGATGATTGCTTCAATAAGTTTTTCTCTCATAAAAAACCTCCTGTGAAATATTGATTTTCCACAAGAGGTATGATACATTATTAGTGCATATCCCCTTGTGGATGTGATCGTGTAAGAACAACTTCGACCCGCCAAAGTTTTAGTTGTTCTTATTTTTTGCCTTTTGGTATTCATCTTCAATACCTCTTCGGACAATTTCGGATCTGCTTACATTAAACTTTTCCGCTGAATAATCAAGTTTTTTTAATGTTTCATCGTCAAGTCTAGTTCTAAGCATAAAATCCTTTGTATTATCCTTAATTTTCTGCCCTGTTTTAGGCGACACTTTTTTCATCCTCCTTTCAGAACGTTGCTACATTTTGCATATCTTTATATTAACATTGTAGCAACAAACTGTCAACCCCCAAAATAAAAAAATCAGGGAAGTTTTTAGCTTCCCTGATAATTCATGCCAATATTAAACTTTCCATGTGTGACCGCAATTCTGACATGTGGCTCTGGTTTCGTTAATGGTTCTTTCTTTAATACGTCCCTTTGAACCTCTTTCCCAACCAAAAGCAAGCTTTGTCCACCAACCGATGCAGACAAACCATAATAAGTCAAACAACCAACCACAGCAGCACCAATACAGGCACCCTTTTTGCTTTTTAGACTCCTGTACTCCGATTTTACCAGAAGATACACTTCCAGTCTGTACGCTCTGAACTAGAACGTTTTCGCTTCCACACTTAGGACACTTCATAATATCCACCCCTTATATAATATTTGTGGATATTGTATCACATAAAGGGGCAAAAGAAAAGAGGCTCGATGGCCTCTTATGCTGTCAAGTATGCAATATCTGCAAATCTCTCCAATCTGTCTTTGCAGTCCTTGTAAATATCTTTATATGGCATTCCCATTGACATGTCAATTCTAATTGTCTGTAAAATAATGCTTTCAACTAACGTCAGGTTATTCAGGTCGGTAACCGATACAGTGTCCCGATTTCCACCAATGATTGATTTTGCCAACTTTGTATATGTGAGATACAGTTTATCAGAATGCGTACTGCCCTGTTCTTTCGCATAATCAACAAGCATCTTAATCACATCAGTTTCTTTCAGTCGGTTTTCTTTGTTGGCAAGTCTGGTGTCGTTCCACTGCTTTGACTGTTTATCCAGAAGAAATTTGCGCATGGCATAGAACTGACGCACAAGTTCCTTTTTGAATTTGACTACTGTTTTGGAATTTCTCAAAAGGGTAATGACAAAAGTTGCCTGCTCTTCATTCAGATAAATAACTTCCATGGGTCTTCCACCTGAACTTTCCTCATTTAAAATGAGCAAAGTACCGAACTCTTCGATATCGCTTTGGTATTTCTTGATTACCTCTCTTACTGCATGATGCTGATTTCCTGTCCCTTCTGCAATCACCTTACTATTTGTAAATACATCGTTTCCTTTAAGTTCCACTAATTCATACATACTGATACCGCCTTTCTTGGACTACTGCTTATGCAGGTAGGTTATTTTATATCAGTATTATGGACATGTACTTCATCAATGGAACGGACATAGTTAAGTGAAGCTAAATCCATTTCTGCTGATTCGGCTGTTAATAGCACTGACAAGTTCACGCCCGTCAAGACTAATTGACGTATCCTTGTCAGCAGTTTCCCTGGTATTTTCTGCAATCTGGGACAAATATGGAGCTAAGACATCTACAACAGCTTCTCTTACTCCTGCAGTAATGCCAGCTACAATCTGCTCATTATTTGCTACTGCGGTTTTGCCATTGGAGAACTGACCAACCATCTCATTATGGTTTGCAAAGAACAGACCATCTTCTGGAAACCCACCTACAGAGTATTTAGGAATGTCAACATGAGCTATTGCTCTGAAAGATACATGTGAAATGGTATCTTCTTGCATTTCCTTTGCTGCCTCATTGTAATCGCTGATCAGGTCATTCATAGACTCTGCAATTCTGGACAATCCAGTATTGAACAGGTCAATCATGCCATTGACTAAATCTCCAACTTCTTTCACAATGCCTTTAAATCCAGAATAGATACCGTCCTTCATATTGGTTCCAAATGGTTCCCACTTTTCCTTTGTGAACCAGGTAGACACATTGTTGGTAAACCAATTGTTGATATTAGTGTTCCACTGGGTTTCAAATTCAGCCCATTTATCCAGAAGTGCAGTTTTGAAGTGATCGCCCTGTTCCTTCCACTTTTCAACGGTAAACCATGTTTTTACGTTAGTATTCCACCACGTATTAGTTTTTGTTTTCCACTGAGATACAAATTCGTCCCACTTGGCAATAAGACCTGTTTTCATTCCGTCCGTTGTAGTTTTCCATTTTTCGGTGGTAAACCACGGAGAAACATTTGCACTAAAAAATGTTGGCATTGCTGTTCCAGACCACCATACAGCAGCTTGGTTCCATGCATTCATTAACGATGTCTCAAGATTGCCAAAAATAGGATCCAGTGCCGTAGTAGTAAAACTTGACGCAAGACCAGATACAGCAGTAGTACCAATCGTGCTAAACTGCGACTCACTAAGGGTATCAGAAATAGTATTGTATACGTCAGTAGCAAATGTGCTAATTGTATCAATACCGTTACTGCTCTCAAATGGCTTGATTAAACCATCCAGCATACCTTGCCCAATCTCTTTCCATTTGGATTCAGAGAATATGTCATAAACATCATTTATAGTACCGGAAATACCATTTTGCAGTCCTTCAATGAGATAAACACCATTCTCATCCATGACAGTAGACGGGGAATGGATACCAAGGATGTCCTTAAATTTATCAATGACACTTTGAGCTACCGTACCAACACTCTCTTTGATATTATTCCAACCGTCTTTGATACCATTAATCAAGCCTTCCATGAGGTACCCACCCATGTCAGCCATAACCGTAGACGGAGAATGGATACCAAACGCCGCCTTAAATCCGTCAATAAACGGAGTGAAAATATTATCAATTATCCATTGACCTACAGATTTTAAAGCATCTACAATACCATTGTATAAGCCCTGAATAATATTTCCACCGGCAGCCTGAATGTAAGTATCAAAATATGCTATAGTCGCATTAAATCCAGCAACCAATTGATTCCATACAGCTTGTCCAACACCTGCGGCCAAGGCAAGTGATGCACCAATAGCAGCGCCTAAATATGTATACGCACTGCTTACAAGACCAGCATAATCAATAGTGGTTACAATCTTAATTAATTCGTTTACTATACTAATTCCAATTTGCTGCCAGTTAACCGAAGTAATTGCATCGGCTAAAAATCCATATAAGCCCTCTACAATCAGCACTGCGGAGCTCACTAATCTCTCTGCCAGGCCTTCCCAGTCAATACCTACAAGAAAATCCATGACTCCTTCGCCAAAAGCTCCCCAGTCTGTTTCGTCAAGAAGCGCAATCAAAGTATCAAGCAAACCTGTGACAACAGAACTAAGACTAGATGCGGCTCCAGACCAGCTAAAAGTTGATGCAAATGTATTTAAACTAAGCGCAAGACTACTTCCGAAATTAGTCCAGTCAAATGTTGTCGCAGCATTTTCTAATACCGTAAATACAGCATTTAATCCATTTGCAAGCATTTGTCCAATTTCATCCCATTGAACAGAGTTGACAATCCCATTAAGACCATCACCGATAAATTTTCCAATGGAATCCCAGTGTGTAACATCCAAAAGAGTATTTGCGAAGTCTACAGCTGTATTAATTCCCTGACCAATGGTTGTACCGATTGAAGTTGCCAGCCCCTCAGTTTCAACAAATCCATTAATAAAGGTTCCAATACTGGATGCAATCTTTCTGGCAGACTCCTGAATGCCGTCCCAAGGGATAGCGTCAAGGCCGTTCTTAAGCCAAGTACCAACGGCAGAACCAAGTTCTGTAAAGTCTGCTGCTTCCCACATGGATTTGATTTTATCAGACCACTCCTTGTATTTGCTGTCAATCTCATCAGTCTCAAACATATCAGCGGCGCTTGCACCGCTACCGCCAGATCCGCCACTCTTGCTTTGGTCAACAATATTCAGCTCATCAATTCCAAGTGTATGGGTCTTAAGGTCATCAGCAGCCTTCCCAGCCTTTCCAAGACTCTTAGCATAGTCTTGTGTCTGCTTCTTGGCTTTAATCCATGTACCATGTCCTGTAAGCGCAGAAAACAGCTGATTAACAGCATTTGCCGCATTAATACACATCTGAATGATAGTATTTAACGCCGGAGCCAGTGCGTTAAGAAGTGGAGATGCTGCCGCTGCTACAGAGTTTTTCAGCTGATTTGTGGAATTCATCAGCAATGACATGCTGGCATTGGTCTCACTGCTGTACTTGACCAAATTTTGCATACCGTCAACAAAAGCTTTTCGCAACTTATTGATTAATGCAAATAAGGTCCTCACTCCTACTGCATATCTAAGCATGGTTCCTAGATTTTTTAGCAATGAATTATGAGAGCCTTTACTTGCCCCTGTAAGTCCAGAGAACGCTTTAATAAGCTTGCTTTTAAGTGCAGAAGCTAATGAAAGTATTGACTTTTTAGCTGCCTTTAATGGTGCAGTTAAACCAGTTAATATGGCTTTCTTTGCTACACCCGCTGCTGCTCTAGCCGCTGTGCCAATAGATGGCATTTTTCTGACAGCATCAGAAACAGCACCTTTAGCTGAACTTGCAAGCCCTTTAAAGATATTACCATTTGCCAAGTCTCTAAAAGACTGAGATATCATGTCTTTCATGTTTTGCAACTGGCCAGATAAACTGTTTATGCTTTGTTTTGCCGCTTCTGTATTTTTCTCAATGTCCTGTGATGCATCTGCATTATTCTCACCGCTTGACGTTTTGTCTTGGAACATCGCTGGATCATTCAACGTCATTCCGGCAGACTTTCCATATTCGCTTACTGCCTGTGCCCAATCTCTAATTTGCGCAGCTGACTCGCCGAACGTTTGAGCCATAGCATCTGCATTGTATTGCATATCAGAAGCAGCTACTTTTACAGACTCTTGGGCTTCAGAAGCGCTTTTTTCAATGTTATCTCCAAAATATGACGATATATCATCCTTATCAAACATATCATCAAGTTTTTCTGATGATGCACCATTAATTGTGCCAGTAAACACATTAGGATTAGGCCCTGTGCTTGCTGCCTGTTTCTCAGTCACTTTTGCAGCTTCCTCAGCCGCTAAACGTGCAGATTCACGCATGTTATCCAGCTGTGCAGTAAGAGATTCAATCTGATTCTCATACTTTACAACGCTTGCAACAGTATTCTCATAGGTCTTGCCATCTGTATTTCCAGATGCTTCTAGTTCTTGCTGTTTCAGCTTTGCATTTTCCAGACTGTTAGTTAAAGAAGTGATTTTATTTTCAATCTGCTTCTCATTTCCAGACATGGTAAAATCTTTTCCCAAGTCTGCATACTGCTCTCTGATTTCTTCAGCAGTGCGTGATATATCTTTTGAAAAACCTGACATCTGAGCAACCATTTTTTCTCGCATTTCTTTCATGCCATCAAACAAGTCACTCCACATGTCATCTTCATTGAAATTTGCGCCTTCTGAACCAGCAGATACCAGTCTAGTAGCATCTAATCTGGCAGCTTTGACAGCTGCAATAATTTCTCTAAACTGCTGCGTCTGGTCCTCTGTACCAGAAAATAAATCCTTAAATTTATCAGACATTTCCTGATAAATAGAATCTATTTCAATTCCAGACCCATCGGTACTAAACGATCCCATTGCAGTAGCGCGTAAACTTTTCCAATCATCTCCAAGTTCGGCAATAACGTTTTTAGGAATATCAATTTTTCCTAGACCTTTGAAATGGTTAAAAAAGTTTTCATATTCGCCAGTGGTAGATTGCAAAACTTGTGCATTCTTTTTGACCGTATCACCTAATTTATCAAAAGTTTTCAAAAGTTCTGGATTATCCATTCCAGATGCAATCTCACCAATATTCATTCTGGCAAGAGATTGTGTCATTTCTTGAATATTTGCCCGAACTTCTTTATCTTTGATTTTATATCCCCTGATGATACTGTCTGCAAAAGTTTTACCTAACTTATTGCCTGCCGTAACCGCACTTTTAACATTTCCAAGAGATTTTACACTTTTATCAAGCCCTCCACTTTTAGAAAGATCAGATATCTTTTTTGAAAAATCTGATAATCCGGAATCTTTTGTAAGTGCCGAAAGTCCTTCCGCCACGAGACCAAGTTTCTTTATCAATCCATCAAGGCTCTTATTTGCTTCATTCGCAGTAGTTTTGACCGCTATTTCAAGAGAATCTATTTCTGCTCCCATTTGACACCTCTTTTCTGAAAACAAAAAAAGGGAGATAAGCAATTACACCTATCTCCCTAAAACTTAAAAATTTCCCACATCCTGTTTGCCATCTGAATTTGTCAAGTACAATGCACACTCATATGGATGTCCTGATCTAGGCTCAAAGTAATACCAACTATCGCCAATATCTTGCCAGCCAGTTACTGCATATCCATCTTTGTTGAAATAATACTTATGATGGTTGATAACTTTCCAACAATTTTTGCAATATGTTGATTTCGTATCTGCATACCACCAACCATTGCTATCATGGTTCCATCCAACAGTGTATGAATTACTTTCTGCAAGGGTCCAATCTGGTCTTCCATATCCATCAATTCTGCTGTTGTTAAGATTATACGATTTTTCGCAGACGGCACCACCATTAGCGACAACTTCTGCACCGCTGCTGGTATTACCTTCAATCGTATAGACTTTTCCACCGGAAACTTTTATTACAATTCCGGTGTGGCATATTCTTGACGAATTGCGGAAAAGGAAAAAAATCTGATCTCCTGGTTTGGGATCAGATTTGTGGTATTGGCCCTTATTCTTAAAATATTGTGCAGACGTAGGAGTATAAGCGCTAAAGCCACCACACAACAATTGTTTAGCTTTTACTGAACCAAAGGCTTGTACAAAACACCAGTCTACGAACATATCACACCACGCTTGACCTTGAAGTGACGGATAAATATCCCTGGCATACTTTGTGTAATTATTGCTACCTGCATTGCCGGTTTTACTATCTAAAATATCATTTGACATTTTTTCAAGATATCCAACTTCTGCTTTTGCAATTCCTATTAATCTGTCAACTACGCTCATTCATAGATTCTCCTTTAATCCGGCCCTTCAGGAAGACCAGCTTGCCTTAGCAAGTTAATTCTCTGCTTCATTTCATAGACAGCGCATTCCTCATTAGATTCAACATTACCGTTATCAGAGCTATCTTTGTATTTATCCAATACTGGATGTTCGATATACTTAGCTCTTGACTTTTTGCCTGCCAAATTGCGTTCAATTGCAACCCCAACGGCAGATAACCCATAAGATCCCCATTGCATCCATGCTTCTACATCTCTATGTTTACGTTCAAGCATATTAGCCTCAGCATATGGCTGTAAATCAGTCGGGCATGATTCGTCTATTTCTGATACTGTCAATCCATAACCTTTAGACACCATTAACCAATACGGCCGTATTTCTTTACAATATGTCTGCCAGGTTAATTCTTTTTGCTCTCTGCCGTTTCCAAAACTGCCTGAGACGTTTTCTGCTTTTTGGCTTTTGCCATTCTGGATAAAAAACCATTCTCAAGCAACTCCTTCTGTAAAATAGAAAACAAGGTATTCATGTCTCCATCTTCACCATCAAAATAATCATCCAGAAGCGCATATACTTTTTCCAGACATGCGTCTTTCTGACTTTTATTTTCCGGTTCATAACCAAACTCTTCTTTGTGGAATTTTTGCAGACCAACTAAAAGCATCTCTGGTAAGAAAAGTAAAAGTTTTTCCACTGACTCCATGTCTCCTGAAATATTATCCATATTCATCAGATCACGAATAATGCCAGACTTGATTGTAGCCTCATAGCCATACTTGATTTTTAATTCTCTATCTCCAAACTTAATTGTAGTCATTTTTATCCCTTTCCCCTATGGTATACATAGGAAAGGGGGCACTCCGTAGAATGCCCCACTTATCTTACTTATGATTTTTTAGTTAATGTAATGCTTGTCGGATAACCATTTTCATCCTCAACAACTGCAACGTCATAATCATCCTCAATCCACTTCGGAACCGTCTGAACAGATACCGTTGCAGTACCAGTCAGATGATCATCGGATGCTTCGCCAGGTGCAAAGGACTCCTGACCGATAAATCCACAGATTCCCTCTGAACCCTTACCGTCTGTTCCATACAGAATGATAAAGTCCAGTTTCTTGCCCTCGTTGGTCACCATCTCATCTTTGTACTTTTTCTCAAAAGCGCCCTCAACTTCCATAGAACCAGCAGAACGTCTTCCCATTTCCTGAGTCTCTACAAGATCCTCCAGTGTAGATGTGTCTACCATATTCTGAGATCCGAATGGAGACGGAATGCTCTTCGCTCTCAGCAAAAGCTTATAAGTACCAGCCCAATACTCGCCTGTAGTTGCAGAAGTGCTGGTTTCTTTGTAAGCAATCCTTGATTTTAAGCCTGTAGCCATATTTTTACCTCCTGAATTTTCATAAAAAAATAAGAGCCATAAGCCCTTTACTACAAAATGTCTGTTGCGCTAATAATGCGCCGCACCCTCATCGTGCTTCTGTACGTTCCATTGTCACCGGAAAACTCCGGCATTGCAGTTATCCAGAAGCACATGCGTTTAAACTCATCGGCTATGACTGCCATAACCTTATTTGCATCACTCTGATTTGTATTAGTGATGACATCAACCTGGAACGTTTCTTGTACTGCATTCACGCTGATCCCTTCTAGGTCTTGTGCTTTCTCAACACCAGGGAGTTCATGCAGGTACACCGTAGGAAACAGGGCCTTAGAAGTGTTCTGCTCAATATCGGTAAAGTAAATGTTCGGGTATTTCCCAGAAAGCTTCTCACTCGCCCTGGATTTCACGATTGAGAATATTTTCTTTTCAAGGTCATATACCCATTGATTTACACTTATCATGCGCCAAACACCTCCCTTGCTGTCTCCTCTATAATGTCCCTCAATTCATTTGCTGTGTTGTGCATGAATGGTCGGCTTGGCATGCCTTTTGTGATATGCAGCTTCCCATCCTTGCCAATGTAAGTCCAGTAATATTCGCCGGCTTTTACAAATGTGCTGCCATGGATGACAATATCTTCCATAGCCTGCCGAATTGTGCGCCCTGAATTATAAGCCCATGAAACACCATCCGGAAACTCATATGGATATGGCGAAGACTGACCAACTTGTCCCGTTCCGAACTCTACGAACGCGCAATGGTTAGTTCCTGCTATCACAGCCCATATCCCACTGCCCGTTTTTTCAGAATGTATGCTTTCCAAAAGTTCACTTGTAAAAACAGCATCGAGACTTATGATTTCTGCCTTGGCAATCTCCACGCCTTTTTCAGCCAATTTTTGGCTAAGCATGTTACACTTATTCGCCAAATCCTTTTTATAGTCCTCTAAGTCCTTTATAGCGGCTTTAACGGACGAAACTGAAAGGTTAAACGTTATGGTATGGCCCGTCATTACTTCACCACTTTTTGTAATAAGAACAAGTCTACGGTCAACCCCTCGTCAGCTACACCACGGACCGTGTAATCCGCAGTCAGTGGGTCAACGCCACCATCAGCATCATATCCCACAGCTGACTTTTTCCAAACCATGTCCCCGGCAGTCAGTGATAGATAACCTTTGTCTGTCACAATCTGGACATAAGTGCTACTATCATCAATACCAAATTCTTTAACAAGAACCTCACTAAGTTTGTTGCTGATGTTTGCATAAAACTCTTGTGGTTCGGAATAACCAATTTTTTCATCAGCAATAATCGGTATCTTATTCCCATCCCCATCAATGTAGTATTTTATGCTTCCATCTTCTTCTTTTTCATATACAATGATACGCTGTCCTTTGCGGGAACATTTCATTTTCTGCTTATTAATATCAAGCATCTTTTTTTACCTGCTTATAAATCTGGTTTACACCGGTACTGGCAAGCCCGCTTACGATCCCCACTGCAATAGCTGTCATAATGTCCGTTGCTGGGAAATCTGGGATAACATACATTCCAACCGCACCAAGGATGCCACCCACAGCACCAACAATTACTGGAATGTAATTATCCTTAACTCCGTCTACAGTCTTTGCTCCAAGCCCAACCAAATAGCAGATAACCACAATCGCTAACGATGTTCCGACTTGTGTAATATCCATTATTCTTTGCCCCCTTTTTTAAAGTGTAGCTCTTGGATCTCTTTATACATTTTAGTAATCATTCCGTTTCCGCCTAAAGCATGATAAGCGTCATACATTTCGGAAAAATTATCATAAGCGTATGAGGGGATTTCCCCCTCTTTCATATACTTAGTGTGATACTCAATCAGCTGCACACGCAGCAAAAGCATGGTACCTTTGCTGTTTGCATCTCTGTCCTTTTTTTGCTGTTGCAAAAGCCAAACAATGTACCCTAAAATCACCGGCAATGCCAATGTATATGTCTGTAGTAAAATTTCTTTCATTTCATAGCTCCTGCTGCTGTAAAAATTACACACTGCCCACCGCCACAAAAAAGTGTGCCCCTGCTATCGTTTTGTTAACCTCAACAAAATCATAACGCACAATCTTCTAAACTCCTCGATATCGAGGAGTTATAAAACCTTTACAAACGGATATACCCCAGCCAGAAGGCTATCACGATCTTTCCAGTTCCTGCTTACTCCATTCTCTGTATAAGATGCCATATAAGCCTCTCCTGCCTGCGACCTATCATACACAGTCAGATTTACGATGACACTTTCATATTTCTTCATGTCATTTTCAATTTGTTCCTTTGTATAACTCTCTGGGTACATCCGCCTGCTCATGATTTCATCTGTTGCCTGAACAATTAGCTGCTCCAATAATGGATTTTCTTCTTTATGGTCAAACACAGTAATGTCAGTTCCGGAGCTATCATCGATATGAAATTGTTTCAGCCGGATCTTTACCTGCTCTAATACCGTATATGCCATAAAACCTCCTAAAGCCCAAACAAGTTGATAAAATACTCTTTCAGTGCTGATCCTGTCATAGATTCATATCCTACAACTCCATTTTCAGCAGCAAGAGACTTTAAATCGTCAGTACTCATTCTGTTAATTTCTGTTTTGGTAAACCTTTGGTCAAATGGTAAAGAAGCGGTTTCACCCACTTCTTTAATTTCTTGACCAGGAAGATACCATTTGCCATTGTATTTAACTTTGTGGTCAAACTTCATGGTAATAGCCCTCCAATTAATAACACTTGATTACATATGTGCTATCCATTCTTTCATAGGACGGAAGTACGATTTCAGATACAGTAGTCTTTGTCTGTACTGGATCACTGGTAGTTGTCACTGCCACAGCTACACCAGTATTGACAATTGATACATCTGCTTCTCCACTTCCCATAAGGGTTCTTTCCTCAGGAGTTGTACCATACCAAGTGTTTCCTAATGCACCATTAGGAATCAGTGTTGCAAATCCATCTGGATAGAATTTGGCAGCAGTGCCAGCCTCATTCTTGTACTGCTTTGAGTATACAATAATGCTTACTCCTAACTCGTTGGAGAATACTTCTTTTACACGATTGTCATTCATGAAAATGTTAGCTGTTACATTTTGTGCCAGAATAGCATTGCGGATTTTCTTATTCTGCTTCAGATAATCCATTGTCTTTCTGGAAACAATCATGATGGATGGACGTTCTCCAGTTTCTGCTTCTACCGCATCTAATGCAGTAGCAACATCATCTAATGGGTCAGAATTAGTAGTATCGTCCCATTTATCAGTTGCAGTTTCAAGTGAAGCAAAATTCTTCGTAGCATATGTGTTGTTTGGATCATAGTTATATGCATAATTTACTCCATTTGCCTGAATGGAAATCTTAGGATGTCCATCGGATGGTGCTAATAGCTGCATAATCATACGTTCAGGAACAACATTAGCACCGTCAATTAAGGTATTGGCATCATCGAAGATTCTGCTCAATACTTCTGATGCATATGGATCCGTACTATCCTGAACACGCATAATTTCCTGTTCATCCGCTTCCTTAATCAGCATTGATTCGCGAAAAAACGCCATCTCTGTTTCGGTAAGCTTAAAACCTTCACGGCTTCTAAGAGTAGACACAGCATCAAAATTTGATGGTGCCAGGGAAACCGGAAGACCTTTAGATGTCTTGATCCACTTCAGATCAAGCCCCATTTTCTTTTTTGCCGGAAATAATCCGGAACCAAGATATGCAATTTTGTTACTTGCAACTTCTGTATTTACGAGTGCAATCGCTTTAGCGCTATACGCATCTCTAATATTCATCATGTCCTCACTTTCTACCGATACGGTTAATGGTCGCAAATCTTTATGACCATTTTTTCTTACTCAAATACAATAAGCGGAAGTGCTGTTTTTACTCCTGAAGCAATTGTAATTCCCGCATTAGTGTTCGCATTGGTCTCATTTACACATGCAAATGCCTTTACAATGGTTCCATTCGGGTTTGAATCATATACATCTGTCAGAAGTATTCCTACTGCTGCCCCATCAGAAGATTCAGCATTTACTTTTTTTCCAGTAGCATCAATGGGATTTCCTGCCTTACAAACATGATTCGTAAAAGCTGTAGAATCGAGGGTGATCTCTTCAAACAGTTCTCCGCCCAGTCTTCTTTTTAAAATTTCTTTCTGTGTAGTTACACTAGACTCTGTAAATTTCATTGCTTGCCTCCTATAAATAACTATCTACGACTGACTTTGCAGCTTCATTCACTCCGGCAAGTGACTTTCCAATTGACTCAGCTGCTTTTTCAGCATCTGTTTTTGCTTTATTACCGCCTGTTCCACCACCCGGAATGTCCTGATTTTTAGCAATCTCTTGTTCCTTTGCCTGTGCAGCAGCCGTTTCTTTATCGGACATAATTTTTCCAAGTTCAGCGTAGTCAAGGCTACCGTCATCTTTCACAACCGTTTTGGCCTGCTCAGCTGTAATCTTAAAATTGGTCATTGCAGCCTCTCTCTGATCTCTGATGGCATTGTTCTTTTGCAAGTCAGCAATTGTCTTATTCGCCGCTTCCAGAGCCTTGTTGACCTTCTCAACCTCAGAAAGGTTTCCAGCCTCCAAGTCATCAATTCTTTTCTGAAGATCAGCCGCCTTGTCTGCATCAGCTTTATAAGCCTTTGCTTTTTCTTTTTCCCTAGCCACTTCACTGTTGTTCTGATTCAACAGATTTGTAATCTGGTCATCGGTTGCATCTGGAAAAAGCTTTAAGATTTGTTCCCTTGTCATAAAAAATTACCTCCATTACTCACGCTTTTGTTCCCGCAGGTCGCTCCTGCTGAGTTTCCTATTTACCGCATAGGTGCAAATTTTTATAAGAAAAAAGCAACCCTAAAAAGGTTGCTTAATCTTTCGTATATCTTAAAGAGCATCGACAATTAATGATTTCCTCCGGAAAGGCATCAGCTCCCAATGACGTATCTCTTGGAAACATCATCTGCGCATCGCCAACATCGAAATGCTCAAAAATTCCTATTTTATTTTCATCAAGTCTCACATGGGTGTGTCGAACACGATTGTCTTTCATTGTACGCCATGTTTTGAACCGGTATCCATTTTTTATCATTTCTACCTGTTCGCGATAGTTTCCAACAGAATTCGCTTCATTCGCAGCCAGAAGCATTGCTCTTTCTTCTGACAAGTAATACTCACTGTCGATATTCTCCAATGTGGTATCAACAATGGACTTTGTTACCTGCGCAGCGTATTCCGCAATATATGCCGGAGTTACTTTTACACCCATGTACTCTGTGGCAATCTGACAATATTTATCATCAATATACTGATAACAGCTGTCTGCATTCTCATCATCTTGTACTGCCATTGCAAACAGAAGTAAAAAAGCCACTTCCATATCTTTTGCAAGTTGAATTCGGTCTTTCTTTTCCTTTTCCGTTATCTCCATTTCTCCAAAATATTGCTCATAGGATAGCGGTTCGGTTATATTCAGTTCATCAATTTTATTTACCGCCATATGGCACTCCTAAAATGGTTTGAACCTGTTCCATTTTGGAAACAGTTGATATAAAAATAGCAACTGCCAAGAATTACTCAGTAGTTGCTTTATTATTTTGGTTCTAGTTGATACTATTTGGTTTTATGCCATTTGTCCGCACCTACTGGTGTATTCAGCGCTCGCTCTATGGTCCAACCTCTTTGTAATCTTCTGTAAAGCACATTTTCTGAAATACCTATAAACCTTGCCCATTCAGCCACTGTTTTTCTTTCACCATTATATTCCTCATACCTTTTCCCTGTTGACTTCATTTTCTTAACGCTTGTACATAATGCATCTTCCGTTGAATACCCATGCTTCAATCTCCAACGTATAGTTCCTTCTTTAATCCCTAATTCATTGGACCAGTTCTGTAAACTTTGCGTTTTCCCATTGTGTTCAATAAAAATTGTATTAGTTTTATTATTTGCTTGAACCTTCGCATTGGTAAATCTGCAATTTTCAGGACAATAATTACCATTTACGTCTATTCGGTCAATGCTTTGCTGCCTTTGATGTTTATTTTCATCAAATCCATTTGAATACGCCCAGGTAGCAAAATTTTTTGCTCCATTTTCACCAAGCCACTCATCACATATTGATATGCCTCTTCCACCATATTGTGGATATTTTAAGTCATTGGGATTGTAGCATCTTGCTTTCATACTTTCCCATGTTTTATATACTCTTGTTCCCGTAAGCCCATGTGTGTAATGTCCTTTCATATAACAAACCTCCTTTTCTTTAAGTATACCATAATAGCTAGCAACTTGCAAGCGACTTGACAATTACTGTCTGGTAACTTATACTTATAAAAAAGTGAGGTGTTATTATGCCACAAGGTAAAATATCTGAAAGCAAAGTAAAAACAACAATTGTAATGGAAAAATCCCTAAAATCTTCTCTTGAAGGTATTGCAAAAGAAGATTTGCGTTCCTTCAATAACTTAATGGTAAGTATATTGTCAGAATATGTAGCCAAAAGAGCCAGAGAGAATTAAGTCTCTGGTTCTTTTTTATTCGTATCAATCAAATTTTCTTTTTCTATCGAATCTATAGTCTTATATAATACATCAAAGTATGGCTGAGATTGCAAAAATACCTTTTCTGCATCTCCCCACAATCCGCATGTTGCCACAGCAATTCTGGGATTAACTCCTGCTTGCAACATTTGAGTAAGGGCTTGTGTCTTAGTGTATAAATTATCCAATGGGCTATGACTTATTTGAACGTCAAAATCACGTATAGATAATTTTAAATCATTCCCGGCAACTCTAAGAACATTTAGTGCAATCATTGCCAATCTTTTTTCTGATGATCTTACGATTGGATCTTTCATCTTGGCTCTTGTCTTAGAAAAATCCCACCCAGCTCTTAAGCTTACAGCTCCTTGTGTATCACCACCGGAGTTTTGCGATTCTCTGTTTGGTATAGCAAGTATGGCTTGCAAATTATCAAGCAAATCATCTTTCGCAACCTGGCACTGTGTCTGGTTAAGCTCCTGTGTCATCACATCAACATCAGACTTATTGTCCTTATTAATGGACGTTACTACCAGTGCCCTGCTCATCTTCATTTTTTTGAACTGTTCTTCATCGACTTCGCAGTTGACAAATTTAATCCATGACTGTACAAATTGTTCAATGCCGTCCATGCGGTTTGACTGCATGTTGTTGATTGCATCCAGCATGGAAATAACCAGTTCAATATCTGAAATTCTTTCATGGTTATTTGGATACTCCACAATTGGAATACCGCCATAAGTATGCAGCTTTGATTCTACCAGATCGCTATTAACCATTTTGAAGGACATGGTATCAGAAAATGCCAGCTTGTAATACCGACCATCCTCATCTTTCAGTTCCTGAACAACCAGAATCGGTTCTTCCGTATTCCGATTGTAAATCATGAAAGTATTCATAGGAGTAGGGGCTGTAATTCGGAATGGAACATCACCTTGCTTTGGCTGTACAGCCTTGAATGACGTTCCCGTAGCTGACTGCCACTCACCAGCCTTAATGTCCTTTTCCTGCTTGTTGGCATCTACCATGTAATCGTTCAGCTCATCAACAGCTTTGTTAATGGCTTCATCATCTTTCCGGCTGATAAACTGCACAGGTTCTCCATATGTCTGGCCCACTTTAAACTGGACAATCTCATAGGCATGATTCTCAACGATTTTGTTTGTTATGTCCTCATTGGTAATCTTCGTTCTGTATAAAGTTGGCTGATCACCTTTATAGTAGCGCCACAGATACCTGATTGCAATTTTATTCCCATAGAAAACACCAATGCAATCACCAATTACCTTCACAACATTCTGTGGTGTGATTTTATCGACATCCGTATATGCTATTTTTCGTCCATAAACTCCATGAACCAGGTCTTGGAATTTCATTGTGTTTCTTGTAAAATTCATGTTTTCACCTACATATAAGTAAGGCCTGAAGAACATTTTCTTTCAGGTCTCTCTTTCAGTTCAGTATCATCATTATCGGGATAATAGATAACACGCCTATAGCATTTTTTACAAATACAAATAACTGGTGTTGATGTACGCCCGTCCCATCTGCCTACTCTTATACCGCATCTAGGACAGTACACAGTTTTAGGTTCATGCTTCATACTCGTATCCTCTTTTTACATAAGAAAAGCGCTACCACATTATGGTAGCGCTTCTCACGTTTGGATGGATTGGATTTTTACAAGTATATAGTAACACATTGTTTTTTCAAAATAAAGCATTGTAAAGAGGACATTTCGGGTCATTTTGACTCATTGTAGGACACTTTGCCACCTAAATACTTATTCCCGTACATATTTTCAAAAACAGCCAATGCATTGTAATAAATCCTTTTGACTTGTTTAAGCGAAATATCACCTCTAAGTCGAATGGTTTTTAAATCCTTATCCAAAATAAACTTCTGACACAGAACATCATACATATTCGTATCTGGAATGCTTTCAATTTCTTGAACAATCTCATATCGCTTATCAATAATATTGTCAACTTCACGTTCCATATCTACAATTTTGGAAACATATGAACTAATTTTGTCAGGATTCTTCGAGGTCTGTATTCTATCACCATTACTCTGAACAGCCGATGTGCTGTAGATAATAGACCTTAGATTTTCAACTTCCTTTAATTTATTTTCAATCATTCGATTATATCTTACTACTAAAGATAAATACTCTCTCGTTTCCATTATCCAAACCTCCTAAACGGATTTATTACTGCTTCAACCTTTGCTGTCCTGTTCCCTTGCGTAATCCTAAGCGCAAAGTTTGAGAATACATCTGGAACATCGTCTAATTGCTTCTTTCCAGATACAGAATATTGCTTAAGCAACGTCATCATCACACCATATGGTTCTTTCGGTGTATACTTTGACGCATCTTTGAATATCACATGTTGTAATATCCAGTTTGAGCACTGGAAGATACGTGCTTCTTTGTTAGTTTCAGTAGGGACATCAGTGATATTACAAATCCATCCCTTTGCTTCTACTCGCTTATTGACTTCCATTGCTACACGGTCACCACCAGCATTTCTCTCAAATTCGCACTCAATAACCTCGTTATTGACAAGCATATTTGCCGCATTTTCATACTGCATTTCATAATCTGCTGTATTGTCGCACACGGCATCCACACAATAATAATCTTCACCAAATTTTTGGAATACTGGCATAACAAAATAATCAGTTCCCTTACCCTTGGTATCGCACTGAGCTGTGACAATCTCAGGTACACCATGTGGCAGATTCAAATATCGCCTGATTTTATCTTCTGGGAATAACAGGCCCTCACGTTCAATAGGCTCCTGCTTATACAGACATTTGTATGAAATATCATCCATCAATAATTGTTGGTCTGCAAAGAACTCCTCGTCAAAGCCTGAGAATTCATAATCAAAATTGCTCTTTCCAGTAACCGGATCAACATCAGGAACAGCAATTACCTTTACCCTCGGATTACCTTCATACATTTTTTGGATACGCCCTATGACATCCTGGACACTCCATCTGGTTGCAATGTGTATTTCCTTACAATTCTTACCATCAGTATCTTTGATTTTTCTTTGGCGTGCATCTACGGAATACTTACTCCACAACTTTTCAAGTATAGCCGGATTCAATGCTTCCTCGATACCGCCAATCATATCATCAACCAGCAGAAACTTAGAAGCACGGACTTTACCCGCATTTTTGCTTCCTACTGATGTGCACTGCACAGATGGGAACGGCTTATATTTTCCTACGTTGAACTGTTCTGTCTTTGCATTTGTACTTGTCACATACAAATCAGGGAAAATCTCATTCCATGCATATTCGTCTGAATTAGTAACTATATCATATATACCGTCATAGTACATTCTGGTAATATCACCGCTATGGGAATAAAACAAATTGAAGTCTTTCGGATACCAGCCAATTACTGCAGCATTGAAGAATTTTTCAATGGTAGTATTGTGAGTAATAATGTAATCATCTGTAATGTACAAATGGCAAGGATTATCAATCATAATACACTGGCACTCTTCTTCTCCTACATACTCAATATTTTTTATATAACGTTTCCAAAGCTTGCGTTTTGGATTATATATTTTAGCTTTTCTCTCTAACCAAAATGGATTATCATGATTTGCACTAAACAAAATTGTAATCCTATAGTTATCAAGGCACGAAACACTATTGCCGTCCTTGTCTCTGTACCCAGATTTCCGTTTTGTTAAGCTCGCATATCCTCCCAAAGAACGTACTAATTCTGTTACATTTTCCGCAAGTTTTTGAGAGGCTGTTGAATATTCTATTCCCTTGTATTCTGCGTATCCGTCTGTATCTAACAATCCACGTAATAGCCACAATCTTTGTTCATGACTTGAATATAGATATTCTTCTGGTATAAATTTTGTAGCAGATTTTGTACCAAGAAGGCCTAATCTATTTAGTTCCTCTTTTAATAGGTTGGGTTTTTTTGCAGCATCTTTAGAGCGCAAATAATAATCTTTATCACTTCCACGTTTTAGGACAAACTCATATCCGCCAATGAGTGAATTGATTTTTTCAACTATTTCTTTATCTTTTTTTGTAAAGCAAATTGTTTTTGTACTTAATCCACCATCTCCCAATAAGCATCCAAGAAGATACGGGTGTATATAAAACTTTTTTTCTTCAAAGGCTTTAATTTCGGGAACATAGTCTATAGAATAGTTTTTCCTTCCGTCTTTTTCAATAATAAAATCTTTAAGCATATCTTCCGTTTTTATTATTCTTGTCCTATGATTTCCCGTCCTTGTTTCAAATTGTCTATCACACCGATTTTGTACTTCCCATAAGTGATTATCTGAAACTTCTGTAAAGCCTCCGTCATTCATTGTAATTCTGTATATTCGGCGTTTCCCTTGTGGATATACTCCAATAACAGACGCTTTTTCTCCGTCTCCGGCCACAACCTTTGTTCCAACCTTTACATCACGCATTTCAATGAATCCGCTTGGTGTTAGGACTTTAGACGACATCTTTCCAGCTTTCCCGGCACCAGGAATAAGGCTAATGCACAAAATGTCGTACTTGTCATCAATCATGCCCTGTAAAGCATCCACCAAACCGATTTTAAGCAGCTGTTTGCGCCTAGGCATATAAAACCGCTCTTTCGGTTCTCTTTTGTGCTCTATATACCTGAAAAAACTGTCAATCACTTTATGTTGAGCTTCTAAAAGCAAAACCGAATAAAAACAGTCTATCAGCTCCAATATGGTTTTATTGGTTGTCTTATACTCAAATGCATATTTTTCCAATTCCCATATAGCACCACCTGTCTGTTCTAAACAATAACGCTCCGTCAGCTCCTTTGAGCGCTTTGCAAGTTGTAATCCATAATGAATATCATTTTCACCATTAATAGCCACTGCGCAAGCCTTTGCGTATGCCTGAACAACCCGCCAATCGACACCGTTAGCCTGTATGTAATTTTCATATTCCCTGATTGTTTGCTTCAGATTTTCGGAAGCCAAAAGAAAAGCACCTCCACTTTCAAAAAGCAAAGGTGCTAGTGACCTCTGCCTATAATTTTTTAGGTTAGCAACTGTATCTAACTACAGCCGGTAATGTTCTTATGAATTTGTTGGCACTGCTTCTTCACGCACCGAATTGAGAAGCTCGTTATAATTGTCAATCACATATTCTGCTCTGATACGATAGTTCTTGATTCCATAAGCAGACGCAACACTGCTCTCGGTTTCGCACCCTTTACAGTCCCAGCTGTTATCAAGTCCGATAAACACATCTGCTTCTGCCAGTTTTTCTAGTGACTTACCCAAATACCAGACACCAGCATTATTATTTTCAGGTGGATTATCTTCAATGTATGTATCAATCAGCTCCAACGCCTCACCTTCACAAATTTCGGCAATTTTCTTCATCTTCTCGATACTTGTCTTAATTGCTTCCTCTGTTCTGTCTCTCATTGGTACACTTACAAATAATTTTTTCATGATTTTCCTCCATATTAATTGCCCGGCTGCCGTCGCGTCTACAGCATCTCTTTTGACCATATTGGTGCGTGGGTGCAACGAACTTTCCTACCTCGGGCAAACATGATTTTAAATACAGCCTCCGCAGCTTCCGGATCTAAAATCTTTTTCATTTATCGCAAAAAAGATATTTCTTTTTATTTCCGCATCAGCAGTAATGTTTTTAAGCCAATAATCATTATCTGCAATCCACTTATCACATTTTAACCCGTCTTCATAATCTTCCCATATTTCATCGTAATGTTCTCCAAAACGCCACGTTTCATATGTTTTATAGGTGTTCATACTAGAGATTCTCAGGATTTCAGGAATTTTGGAAGAAACATTTTTGCCATTTACTATCAATGTCCATTGCCCTGAACACAAACATGGATATGATCCGCTCCAATTAGCAAATACTTTTTCTCTTTTATATTTTGCCATATATTATCCTTTCTAAATTCCTTCAGGGCTTCACAGGTTCATTCTTCTACGCCGTCCGTTGCCAAACATAAACTGTCAAGTATGGCGGCATGTTATTATGAGATTGTCCTCCACCAGAAGCTTTTATATAACTTTCTCCCATATCTGTTCCTGCTGGTGCAGTTCTATCTTGTGTCTTCATTCCACCACTTTTAAAAATGCCCGTAGTATATTGCACTTGATTATACCAGTTTAATGCTACAAAAGTACCTAAATCTGGTATTTCAGAAGTTGTCAGTGTATGAGTTTCTTCACCGCCAGTAATTCCGGCCGTATAGGTATCACCTGCCGCAAGCAAGAACCTGTCCTTTATGCGTTTCCACGTGCCCCCACTAAAACATCTGCGGGGTTAGCCTCATTAGTAGACATATAAATGCTTCCAACAGGGTACACAGCATCCAGAAAGCTTCTCCTAATTTCCGCCAAGGCATCACTGTTTGCCTTGATTCCGGCTTCGATATGATTTAGCCTTTGCGCTGATAATGGAGTGCTTTTGTCTGGTCTATCGTGCCAGTATTGTTTTACATATTTTACGAAATCACTTAGCATTGCTATTCACTCCTCAAAAA